ACCTCCTTTTTTATTTCAATTTTACCGGTTCATCACTCCAAGATAATTCTCTTCCAATGAGTTTCTTGATAGTTCCTTTGGGAAGTTCTAGACAATTACAACATCCATTATTATCTCGCCAACTATCATCAACCTTATGAGGCTTAGATGCAAACATAAGTTCCATGCCGAAAGAATTAACACATACCCATGCCGTATTCCCATTCCATTCTTCTATTCCCCCTGCGACTTTAAGATTCACCTCTGCAAATCGCAAGGTTTCATGCAAATTGCTTAACTCTGTATCAATATCAAAGTTGTCTGGGTTGTTAGCCAAAATATACTCTAACCTATTTGCACACATTACTACTGCCTTTTTTGATACAAAGCGAGAAAAGGTGATACTATCTGTATCATCCAAATCTATTTGAACTTTATTACCAATTATTGGATAATTAAGGTTCAAAACATAATTTAATTGTTTCTTTCTTGAAATTACCATAACTATTCCTCCGTTTTCATATAAGGACAAACAACTACCTTTCGATAGTGCTTACACTTATCCTTGTAATCACAAATATCGCAAAAACAATATGCCATAACTATTCCTCCACTTTTACGCCAAACTGAAGCCCGTCGGCAAAGGTGCGATTTTCAAACACTTCCTTAAAATTACATGTACCCTCATCATAAACTTCGACAAAACCTCTTGAATCTACATTTTCAATTACGAATTTACTACCATTTCTGTCTTTTACCCACCCAAACGGCTGATGCTTTTGCATTTCTTGCCAGCACTCTTCTGCGTCCTTAAATGGACGGTACTTTGGTTCTGACTTAATTCGGTACTCTGTATTATTCCAAAACTCAATCTCTGTCATTTCCGTCCAATCATTCGGAATATCTGTGCCTTCTACGGCACTTGGTTTTGTCCTACACTCAATCACCTTTCCTTCTGCAAATGCTTGCAAGATAGGGTAAAACTCTTTAGCTTGATTTCTGTCCATAATTAACTATAAATTTATATATTATTTTAGAGTAGTCTAAATTAGAACACATTTAAAACACATTAACATTGTTATTGTTTATATAATCATATAAATGATTACCTTTGCACTCGGATTCTAGGACATCATAGTCCCCCATCGGCGACACTACACGCCGTTCTTCCTCTGTTCAAGGAGATTACAAAGCCCCTTAGTTGCCGCTTAGGGGCTTTTTTCTTGTACTGCTTTGTAGTGGGCAGTATTCCCCCAGATAGAGAAGTCTGGATAAACGATGGAGGGACTTTTGATGGAAAAGAATCCAAATGACAACAAGGTTCGTGTTTTCTGCAAGTACATCATTAGGAACGGAAAGCGCATCTATCCCAAAAATGGGACCTGCTTTTCTTTCTTAGTATAAGCAGAATGAATCTTTTTCGGGGTAGCGGCAACTACCCCTTTTTACTTTGGTTCATACAACTCACAAGACTTGCGATTTATTCCTCCAACTTTTCAATAGGTTTCCAATGAGTGATAGAAGCCATTCTTCCTTTCCATAAGATAATGAAGCCATTACTATCTTTTGGGACAGTTGCGCATTCTACTCTTTTGTTTTTAAAAACATTATCAGGCGACATCTTACTTGTCACCCAAACTACTTTATCATAAGGAGGCAACTCATCCTCAACAGATACCCAGTCTGACTTATTGAGTTCTTTCAAAGCTTCTTCTAAGTTAGAGATAACGCTATATTGGTTAGCTTGCCTACTCCAAATGATAGCTTGTTCTATCAGCTCTTTAACTTTCTTCTTATCCATAGTTGTCACAAATTAAAATATTCACGTATCTGCTCACCTGTCATGCGATATACCTCAGATATTCGGCAGTCTCTAATTGGGCTATCCCATGCACTGATATATTCATCATTACAACTACCATCGGCAACACGCTCTACGGCTTCTTCTGTTCCTGTTGCAAATCCAACCAAGCCACAATGCCATTAAACTCATCAATGAAGGTTTTTCCACATCTGTCACAAATGACAGAGTACATAGTTACTGGCTTAATCATGTTTGCCTCCTTTCTTGATTAAATCAAGTAAGTCTTCTACGAATACCCAATCAGTAAAAGTATATGTTCTAACTCTAATTTCCCACATTTCTTGATATGTGTCACAAGCAGTTTCATTTAACATAGCGTTCATATCGTAGAGTTTAATATTACTATTAACTTTTGAGAATGCGAGAATTTTACCATTATCATTTCTAGGAACTTCGCTAGCAGGATGAAGCAATTCATTCAAATCGTTCAAGAACTCATTGATAGCCCACTTAGCACCTAGTCCAATAGCTTCTTTAATGTCCTCTTTGTAGAATATTTCCTCTTTAGTTTCATTGTCGAAGACTATTTCTTCACCATTTAACAGGAATCTATCTTCATAGATTTCTTCCTTTGCAGCTTCTATTTTCTTATCGTCTATCATAATTATCTTCATTTCTTACTATTTTTATCCAATACCTCTTTAATCTCGAAATATTGAGCCTTTATAAATTTTTCCATCTCTAACTTGGTTATTCTACCAATAACTGAAATAGACCCATCCCTTACAGATACTGAGAAATAATCAGTATTGATAAAACTAAGATTAATATCTATGCTTTCATCATTCATAATCTACCCTTTCTTTTTCTAAGTTCTAACATTCTCCTAGTTCTACGGCTTTCCTTGCCACTAGGAGGATTACCAGCGAGTTTAAATGTAATGCAATCATAATCACGATAGATATGAGCTTCATTGATTGCATTGATTTCTTCACTAGTCAAGGCTTCTTTAAGTGATACACCAGTTGGTGTTACAATTATCTTTGCATCGTCTCTAATCATACCTAGCCCTCCTATTTTTGATTATCAGTAATCAACTTTCGTAATCTAGATATAACCTCATCTACGTTCTTGTCATGCGCTCCTTCATAGAGTCCAAGGTTGAGCATAATGATGTTAAGTGCAGGGTCATTAATCTCAATAGCCCTTTCTGTGAGTACATTAAGTACCTGTGCCAAAATCTTAAAAGTCTTAGCATAAGGAACGCTTTTTGAACATTCAGCTATTTCTTTCAATAAACTTGGCAAATCAACCTTCCACACCATATCGTACATAACATAGTCACGAACTGTCTTACTTTTGATTTCCTTCATATCTATCCCTCCACGTCTTTAGTTGTACCTAACAATGATTCATTACCAGCATAAGGAATGCAATATACCCAATTAGCATAAACGCAATGATAATATTCATCTTCGTCTATATAACCAAACAAATTTGCACGCCAATTATCTGATTTACTATCTCTAACCAAAACCTTATCAAATGGCTTTAGTTCTACATTTGGCTTCAAGTCAACAATCTGCTTCTTATCACTATCCCAAGCTTTATTTTCCTTAGCTAGAGCTTTAAAGAGTTCCAGCTTCTCTTCTTTTGTAGCAAGGCGAATTTCTACGATATTCTCTTTGAATATTTTATATTCACCGCTAATATCTAATTCATGTGATGCAATATCTAGTGAAACGTGGTCATATAAGTCACCATTCTTTTTAGAGTAATTAAAGATTTCGATAAAAGTACCGCCCTTACATTTCACGAACAAAACATCTCCATCCTTGAACTCTGGCTTCTCAATCTTCAGAGTTTCACGGTTCAGTTTTCCACCCAATCGCTCCTCGATGGTGCTGATGTAGGTCTGAGCAGCAGCTTTACCTGCTTTTTGAAAATCAGAAGTTAGCAATCGTTCATTTTTATAGAACTGTTCTGTATCATTATTCTCTTTCCAAAGATAATATTTCCCTACGAAAGAGCAATATGTATCATTGACAAATCTTTCAAATATAATATGTACATCCCCATCTTTATGAACCAACACGTCTCCCTTCTTCCAGGTAAACTTACCCCAGTCACGCATTTCTTTTGAAGGAAGGAGAATCTGTAAACCATCAAAACATCCTCTTACAGTACCAAATTCGGAATAACCACGATGGCAAGTAGTATTATTATCAGTCTTATTCGTACACCAAACTACTGTTTCTGTATCTGTAGTACTGATGGTATCTAACTCTACATCTATATTATATAACAAGTCATATAACTTAGTTCCTTGCGGCTTATTCTTTAGAATTTCCGCTATGTTTATTTTTGTTTCCATATTACTTCACTCTTATAAATTGAACATTCTTTTTGTCTTCTCGATTGATTGCGGCACAACAAAAATCTTTGCAGACATTTTCATAAATATTGCTGCTTATCTCGTCAAAGAAGCAACCAATACATTCAAATTCTTTTTTCTCAACCACCTTTAATGTGATTTCTGCTCCAATAGGTAAATCTTCCATAACTAAATCGACTTTTGCATTAAACAACGTTGATAGTGGCTCTGGCTACAATTAGCGTATTTTGATATTTTTGGTAGTTCACCATTATAAGGAGTGACTTTCAAGCCATCAATGAAATCAGCATTCTCGGTATATACCTCGGTATTATACTCATTCATAAACACTTTCTGTGCTGATGTAACATGGCTTTCAGCTCTCAACTTACCTAGTGAACGCCAAACCTGCTTGCGATGGATGAACAATCCATGCAAAGGGATTGTCTTTACTTCTACTTTTGTTTCCATAACCTTTATTTCCATCATTATTTTTTATATGTTATACATTCATTCTCTATCAAGATAAAACGGGGAATATCGCAATATTCTCATTTCTCTTCTCATTTTAATCTCAGCTAAACGAGCTGCTTTATAAAGCTTAATATATGGCTTATCTTTGAGATATTGAATAAATTCAACAACAGAATATTCTTTCTTTTCCATACCCTTAACCATTTAAAGATGATAATAACTATTTGATACCCTTGCGCCCAAATCGAAGCAGCACACGGCATCCGGCTTTAAGAAGCGTTTCTCTAACTTCTCCAAAGCCACTTTATACTTCTGCTCCATGTGCTTGCAATGAAGTCTCTGAGCTAATTTAAGTTGCTCGACAACACCCTTGCGAGCAACTCTATATTGTTTATCGGACATCATAGCCTTATTCGTTCACATAGTTGATTACTTGCTCTTGACCTTGCTCATGCAAGTTATCGAAAGCGTCTTCTATAACTTTAGCTACTTGGTCGCCATTAAGGTTCTCCAGCATTTCGCTTACAACCTCTATCTGCTGATCTGTTGCTAAAGAGCAAAACTTGTCAATAAGAAAGCTCTTCTGTGCATTGACGAGCATATCATCGAATAAATCCGATACATCTACACTAACTTTATAACATGCCATAATTTGAAATTTTAAAAGTAATTAGTTGTACCACACATCATTTGGCATAAGAGCCAATTTCCATCCATACTCTAGTTCATACCTTAATATTTTAAGGTCGTTACTCATTACAGACGAAAGACCTACAAACTTATTTTCGTACTCCATAACTTAATTGTTTAGTTGCCATACTTATAACGCAAATAATTAGCTTCTGAGCCAAAATAAAGCTCAGTGTCGCTCATATTTGCCTCCATCAAGTCTTTCTCTACATCTTTATAAGAAGGCACGCAATCCTTAACTCTTTGGCAGAACAAAGGGTATTTTGAAGAAACGTCTTCTCCGTCTTCATCATAGATATTAATCTTATCTACATTGTAATATGGATAAGAAGAAATATTTCCATCTGAATGGATAACCTTTCTACTCTTAACGGACACCACGATTTCAGCAGGTTTGTTAATAGCATCAAACTCGCAAGTAAAATCATCAAGCTGCGCCTCAAAAGCCGCATCATTAATCTTTTCAGATAAGTTTTCAAAAAACTTTTTCATTTTCTTATTACAGTTTTTGTGGTGTGTCTCACCATTTTAATTAGTAACTCTGTTTCTTAATTACGATGCAAAGATACAAAGAATATCCGAAACATGCAAATTATTTAATGTATTTCTTTTATCTTTTAACACTCTATAATAATGCGAACAAATAATTTGCTGACATTAACACAAAAATCCCCACCACTACATTATTATATATAGTGATGGGGCAAACCTCAAATGGTATTTTGCCTTTGGGCTACTTTTCTTCCTTATCTTTAATTTCAACGAAATTGCCAATTCCCAAACGAGCCTTGTTGATGCAAGACGCAATCCAACCTATCAGATAGGCAGAAGGCTCGCCTCCGTGCTCCATACCAATAGCACCCTCGATGGTATCGCAGGCGTGAGAAGCTTCATGGCAACAAACTCCCATCCTCATAGAATTCTTGCTTGCAAAATTAATAAATGAACAAAGCTTCTTATTCGATTTTTCTCTAACGTTACCGTAGGTTATTGCGTCAGCATTAGAGAAATCAACCCTCAAAACCCCACCATTTCTACCTTCAAAACACTTGTTAGCGTCCTCTTGGTTCATACCAATAGCGACACACAACATCCTTGGATAGATAACAGGGTCGTATTCGTAATATCCTTTCTTCTTCATATCTCATCGTTTTTATGTTCTTCCCATCCATGCCTCGAAAAAGCATACCAAGTATCACAAATATCAAGAGCGAGAATGTTGCCTTGGTCAATACAAAAATCGCTATCAAAGCCTTCAATATGAACATACATCACTGCTATAGTATCATAAGGAACGCTACGACCTTCAAGACAAGGGTTTTTAAAATTCTTAGTCTTGTATAAACTTGTAACAATTGGCACTTGAAGAACGTCTGAAATATTCTCAGTGCTAATCTCTATCGACTTCTTAAACTTCTTCATATTCTCAACTATTAAAATTTCTCAAAGTAGAACTCAATTTGTCTATCAAAGTGCTCTTCGATTAAACCATAAGCAAGCGACATCTTTACTTGGAAAGAAGCCTTACCATTAAGCAATCCTTTAGCCTGTCTAGTAATCTCTGAGCGAAATTGTTCCAAACTCATATCACGCTTACGAAGATTACAAGATCTGCAAGATGGCATATAGTTCTCCATGGATTCATCGCCATGGGATACGACAAACTTTCCCTCCTTGTCGCTCCACCGAGAGTAACAACCTCGATTCTTCGGAACAAGATGGTCAACCTGCATATCCTTATACTCTATACTCTTGCCGCAATAAGCACAATGCCCATCGTATTTGCGATATATTTTAAGTCTATCTTCTTTTTTCATAATCGTTAATGTTACCTATCAATATGCCACTTAGAGCAAACCTTGCATAAGTAAGGATGCCAGCCGGAAGCCTTCAACTTCGAACTCTGATTCAGAAACTCCCAAGCATCATCCTCGCTTTCATAAGCTACCTTCGCCTTCCAAGACTGACCTTTTCTAACCCAATGCTCAGGATCTGGATGCAAATGACAGGGAATACATTTATTTCTTTTCTTCATAACTTCTTCAGAAATTTAAGTTGAAACCCTTCTGCCTTTTTTATTCCTGGGTATAGTTCCGTTAGAACCTCCCATGCTCTTGTCTTGTGCCGATGCCACATAGTAACCGGATGCACACGCTCACCACTTGGTAACACATAGAAATCTGCCTTAATGGTATCAATATGCTCATAGTTTGCAGCTTTATATATAGTTCCCTTGTTACCTATGGACGTATCGGCATAAGATATAAGGTACTTGATTTCCTTATGTGTTGCCCTAATATACTTATGCAAGAGAGATAGGCAAATCGTCTCGCTAAACTTTGGCATATCATCAGACAGCCACATTCTGTCAAATTCCCTCACTTGATGGTAATCCAACACTTCGCCCTTTTCAGTCTTGATGTGCGGTCGGATTCCATACCCTATTTGCATTGCGCCCCTTATCTTATCCTTATACAATACCAAAAGATTCAAGCAACTATTCTTCGTTACCTTGTGTGAAAAGTGATGAGGAACTATGATTGCATCTGCTTGCGCCTTATCGCACTCCATCAGCTTTATTCCCTTTTCCTTGCACTCGTAACCGATAACAAATCCGCAGAAGCCTAGCACTGGAGACTTGTTCAACTTTCTTCTTCTCATATCAATAATACCTCCAAAAATAACGTTTGAAATTGTCTAGCAAATGCTCTATACAAGCTTTGATTTCGCCTTCTCTCAAGAATCGGTTGCAAAAACCTATCAATTCATCACGTACCAACCCACGTTTTAAGGCTTCGTCTCTCATGGCTCTTATAAGAGCATCCGTTGTCTCTTTATTCCCATTTCTTACAACAGAATCACATTGAATAATCATACACATACCGATAGTTTTAAAACAGACTTAATTGCCTACTCATGTTCTTTAATTCGTTATTGGCAAAATCGACTTGTCGCTGGTCTATCTCAAAACCTATATACTTTCTATCAAGATTAACACAAGCCCTTGCCGTTGTACCGCTCCCCATGAATGGGTCTAGAACAACATCATCAATATTTGTCGAGTTTCTGATTAGTATCTCCATCAACTTTACTGGTTTTTCAGTCTGATTAATCAACCCATCCTTATCCTTGCGTTTGTTTGTAGGAATAGGAACGCTCAGAATATCAGATGTACCAAACTCATTGATAGGTTTACCACCTCCTTTACGAAGCATAATGATATACTCCTTTTGATTCATATAATAAGTTCCACACACCTTAGAGCATTTATCCCATATCAAACACTTTGTGAAATGAAATTCACTTTTTCCAATCACATCAAGAAAGCGCATCAAATTGTAATCATTACACATAAGATAACAGTGTGACTTATCTTTTAGAACACGATATAATTCGTTTATATATTCAGAAATATCTATGTCGTTACTCTTGAATATCTTACCTTTTCTTGTTTGTAAATCAGTCCAATATCCGCTCATGTTACTACGCCCACCTCTAGCTTGTACCGGATAAGCTACATCGGAACATACGAGGTCTATGCTATCATTGTCTATCAGCTTCAAGAGCTTTCGACAATCACCTTGATAAATTCTATTTAACTCCAGCATATCCAAACATATCTTTTTGATTTAACATTTCTTCCTTAATTCTTCTTTGTGCCACATTGAAATAATCCTTATCCAATTCAAAGCCAAGGAACTTTCTGTTGGTACGCAAACAAGCAAGAGCCGTACTTGCGCTGCCCATAAAGCCATCAAACACCAAGTCGCCTTCATTTGATGATTTCAAGATGCATTGCATTAGCAAAGGGATTGGTTTCTCGTTCTGATGTACCAATTTATCTGATGGAACTCTATCAAAGTCTCATACATCCTCCAAACGCTTCCCATTTATGGTTCGTCTGCCTTTATTCAAGTACAGGATTGGCTCGTAACATTGACCATATTGCGCCTCTAAATCTCCAGCCGTATGGTTGTTCTTTCGCCAAATGAGCACATTCTTAATGGTAAACCCTGCATTCCTCGCTTGTTGCATAAAAAAGTCTAAGGTCTTGGCACTACAGAAAATATAAGCAGCACTATCATCCTTCAAAATCCGGTAGCATTCGCTCATATAATCAATAATCAATTGCTCATTATCATCATTGAGTATTTCCTTAGAGAAACGATGGTCGTCAGCTCTCCACCCAGTCTTGTAGGCAATGCAATACGGAGGGTCAGTAACAATCAAATCCACCTCCCCACTCTCTATTTGTTTCATTCCTTCTATACAGTCGGAATTGTATATTCTGTTTAATTCTAGCATATCAAATCTCTTTAATAGCGTTAACATAAGCTTCGTGAGCTTCTTCTTGCGTCCCAAAGCATCCGATATAAATTTTCTTCTTACCTATCTGGTACTGAGCTTGCCATTTTCTGTTGTTCTTATTCCACGTCACGCCCAAGTATACAGATGAAGTCTTCTTTGCTATAGCCGAATAAACCATATTGTATCTTGCAGTGCAATACTCCAAGTTGTCTACATCGTTATTCGTCTTGTCGAAATCCTTATGATTCACCATCGGCAACGCATCTGGATTCTCCAAGAAAGCTTGAGCTACCAAACGATGAACATAGAACATCTTTCGCTTTCCGTTTTTGTAAAGCCACACCTTCAGATAACCTTTTGGTGTCTTGCAAGGAGCAATTTCCTTTAATTTCTTGTCACTCCCAATTGCGAATACACGACCTTGCTTACTCACGCAGTATCTACCATATCCCTTAATAGGATTGATTTCGTCAATTATTAGTCTTTTGCACTTTCCTCTCATAGCTCGCCTCCTTTCTGGCAAATGTCTTATAATGAGTTTATATTCTTACATAATTTTCGGAAGCCTTTTCTTCCACTAAAACATTATTTCTCAATCTTCTTAAAAACTTAATCGTCTTGATGTTTATCTTTGCCGAATTATGCACTTTCTCTGTATTGGCGATACGCAAAACTACTTGATTACCATTAGAACTGCCAAAGATAAAACATTCCTTGCCTTTCCACCGCACCATGTCGAAACGCTGAAAGCGGGACTTACCTATCTTATGAGAAGCAATGCAAGACCTACGAATACCACCTTTCTTCGGGTTGGCAACATGCAAGGCTCTCGTATGGCGAGGAACACAACGACACATAAAGAAAGAATCCAACTTCCTTGCGTGAACGTTCTTAGCAATACAGAAGGCATCGGCTGCATGGCTCTTAGCAATACCATTCTCAATGCGAGTGTGCATGGTAATGTAACCATAAGTAAGGTGAACGTTTCCAAAATCTGCCTTTGCTCGCTCATAGACCGCCCAACGCATGATGTTCATCACCGCCGCATCACGCAATGTTGTTCCACGTTTGATTTTCAACTCGAACTCTCCACGATGGTAAGCCTTATGGCAGGTCTCGCAAAGCGTTACGAGATTACTAGGGGAATTGCCACCGACCTTGCGGCTCTCCAAATGGTGAACATTCAAGATAGGGTCTCTGCTCTTACCCTTGCAATGAACACACTTGTGCCCATCCCTTGCCAAAACGTACTCCCTCACGTTCCAAAAACCCATCTGTTCGCCCTGCTGATACTCCTCACTCTTGATGTCGGGATTCTTAATCTTTTGCGCATCAAACTGAGCAACCTCGATTGTTGTCTTAGTGATAGGAAGCAACTTATGAACCAAGCGGATAACCTTCAAGTGGCTCTCAACCTTTTGTTCAATACTGGGTGCTATCCAACCATCTTTCTTTTTTCGGTTGTCAAAACGAGACTTGCGGTAACGTGTCTTGCGGTTTCGCCTTGTCCGTCTCAACTCCCTGCGAGCAGAAAGCAAGTTCACAACATTACTTCTCAACTCAACCTGCGCTACAAGCAGCTCCTTCTTCTCGGAACTAGCCGAAACGCCAATGTGCTTTGAGCCAGCATCAATGCCAAGGCTCACTTCCTGTGTGTAGGTGGTGCTCTCATAATCCAACTGAACGATAAACGGAACACGGCTGACAACATGAGCCTTACCATGGCGAAGAAGATAGCCTATCCTCCCTCCACGCTCGCTTGGCATCAACGCCTTACCATTCTTGCTCCTTACATAAATCATAAAAAATCAATTTAAATTAATAACTCTCACCTCGAAAGGTGGTTGTGCGCCCATCGCCAATGTTATAGGATGGTTTCTTGCCGACAACACCGCAAGTTTCCTCGCTTTTAATCATCGACCGCAGAGGTCAGAACTTGGACGGACATCCTGACGTGCCTATGCATTCATCCCTAACGTAGCTCCCTAATTCCATTCGGGGCTGAGGCTAATCCGCTCCGGACGATTGAATGGATAATCGCTGTAGCCTAATCAAAGGCTTCCGGAACTTGAATACTTGCTGTTATCATACACGATCCTCCTTTTTAATCTTTGATAACCAACAATCCCAGATTCTTGTAGCTACATTAGCCATCATAACAGGAGGAACACACATTCCGCAAGCAAACCAAGGTTTCATGCCATTAAAGTCATAATCCATCGGAAATGTTGATGCTAAAATCGTATCATGTGCTGAAAGATAACTTGGATTATCATAATACACAAGTCTATCCTCCATTGCTGATATGGTATTGCATACCTTGTTCTTTTTGAGAAACTTGTTATTGAACATAGAAAGACGATTATCCATCCGCTTGACAATATCACCGATAGAATTATCTTTCTCATTTCTATGCTCCCAATACTTCATCATTCCTTTAGGAATTTGCCTTCCACAATAGTCAGAGAACTCATCCAAGACAATTTCTTTCTCGTTGAAGTCCATATCTATCTTAGGCACTCGCTCGAACAAATCCTTTTGAACCATAAACGGCTCGCAAATGTCTTTACGCAACCCAATAAAGAATACCCTAGGTCTGTTTTGAGGAACACCCATGTTACGTGCATTGAGAAGCCAATGCTGCAAGATATATCCGGCATCATTCATCTGTCTATAAATCTCCTTTACGTACTCGATGGCTTCACCTTGTAATAAACCTTGAACATTCTCAAAAACTACTACCTTTGGCTTTAGTTCTTTAGCGAGGTCGATTGAGTAGAAAGCCAAATCGTCAAGCCTTTGCGCCTTCTGACCTTCTCGGAATACTTTTTCCTTTCCCCAAGCCTTTTGGCGGTCACCTGCAATACTGAATACCGAACAAGGAAAACTAGCATCCAGTATATCCAAATTATGAAGCTCTTCTTTCATAATATGCCCCCCCATATTGATATTGGCAATCAACTCACGAATATCACAATTGAAAGAATACTTGACTTCGTGATTCTTCAAGTACATCTTCATAACCTTTGGGTCTATCTCGTTAGAGGCTACCACATCATAGCCAGCTAGCTTATATCCAAAGGAACTGCCTCCTCCGCAACAAAAGCAGGACATTACCTTACCTTTGTCCTTTGTGAATTTAGCATCTTTTTTAGTCCATCTATAAGGGAACTTGTGCTCGTTTTTATACATTTATCTACCATAAAAAACAATCGTTAATAAAAACCGATGTATAAAAATAACCACAAGTAATATGGTTGTAAAAAGGGTCTCTAACCCTTGAATTTAGATTCTATTTTCTTCGGCAATGCGTCTTAAATAATCATCCGCAGCGTTATCGTCTATTTTCGACTTAAGAGACATTCCTGTGTTATAACCTATCATTAAGGACACATTCTTGCTCTTTTTCTTGTTCTTTCCATATCTCCAGCTAAATACCTTTCCTAGCCAAGCTATACCTACAATACCATCTGATACAACTATTGTCGGCAACAAAACAAATACTTTATATATCATCGCAATCTAATTGAGAGTTAAAAATATATCTATTCTGATTCAACCAAAGCTCCACGTAGTCAGCCTTGATTTTCAGAAATTCTTCATATGTGTAGCATTTCTGCTGCTTACCACCTTTGTTCCAATAATAGGCAACTCCTCCCAAAGAAAAGAAGTCTATCAAATCCATTTCCTTCCGCTCCGGTTCTTCACGCTTTTTCTTTTGCCTATATCTACTTACAGCAAGCAATATGAGACAAACGCAAAGCAACATGGAAACCAATATCTCGAATATTAACCTTACGTCTTGCATCTTATTTAAAAACAAAAACACGAAACTACCGATTGCAAAGTCAAAGGAATTGTGACTCGGACTGCCTTTCGGTATAGTCCATCGGGTTTCGTGTCTCTAATATCTTATCAATTTCTTAAATCGCCATTTTATCCTTTTTTGTTCTGCGCTTGCAAAGATAAATAATATTTCTCTAACTTGCAAGCGTTTTAGTGCTTTTAATATTTTATTTGCATTATTTTAAACTTATCCTTTTTTGAAGTTCATTCCAAATTCTTCTTCGGTTACCTCATACATTACATCACCATGCGCTACTCTTTGCTTGTCTTTTGCCATCAACAATAAGTTCCTATAAGGTATTTCTTTTACGACTTCTTGGTACGATAAATGCAGACTATCCATAAAAGATGCAATCTGACCTAAGAGTGTATCGTTACCTATGGTCGTGGTTTTGCTATCATCCTTGCCGCACTCTTCGCCAAAATTGATAGCGTCTGAAAATCCTTTATAGAGATTAGCGAATATGCTGTTTGTAAGCCATTGACAACCTCTTCTAGTGTTCCTTTAGATAATTCATCACTAATGGATTCATCGCCTTGTATGAATACGGACAACGCCTTGCAAGCGTTACCTAAATCCTTCAACATTCCTAAGATTTCCACTAGTGATTTGCCTTCTTCAAAACTGTCTAGGTATTTAGCCGCCTTTACCAATTTTATAATAGTTGGCGGTGAAATACAATAAGTCTTTCCATTCACCATTATTGTTACAGAATCCTCCCCAAGAAGAGCACCTGCAACTAATTTACTTGCCTTACTCATTGTTCAAAATATTTAAAAAGGGGAATGGCAATAACACCATCCCCCTCTATCATTTGTCGTTTATACCTTATTCCTGTTCAACAACGGCTGTTCCTTCCCATTGGTACTCACCAGCCACACCATCGGTCTCACTCTCCATTGCAACGGCAGAAATACCCAAAGTGATATTCTTGTCTTGCTGGTCACCCTTGGCTACGATAGCTGCATTAGAGAAGACGATGTAGTTTCCGGTCTTGGTCTGAGCAACAATACACTTGTTGATGTTTGCCAAATCTTGGCTAGAAGACCAACCTACTGCATCTGCCTCCGTTGTAGTCTCTTCTCCTGTTGCCTTGTACATCTTACCACCTTGCAAGTCTACCTTGTTCTTCCACGAGAAGACACCAATAGAGAATGTAATTGTCTTAGCACCCTCATCAGTCTTGTCACGATAGTAAACCTGTCCGTTCAGCTCGTTCTTGTACTCGGTAACACTAGGGTCATCCTGAGAATATCCCCATGTTCCTTCATGGCTGTTCAATACCTCTGTAGCGGTTTTCAACCATGTAGCCAACTTAGCAGGTGTATTTGCCTCGGTAAGAGGAGCACCATACCAAATTCTCTTGATTCCAATAAATGGTTTCATCTTATCTTACATTTAATGTTTCAAAATCTATAGTAATGTTTGCGTAATGGCAACTCAACCTACTCTCTTGCTCTATGCCGTGGGAGCGGATAGAATAACGATACCATACTTCCTCAACCTTACCAACATCCTTGTCGGACAAGGTTTCAATAGCCTTTTTTAAAAGCTCGTTCAATTGAGGATTAGCCTCGCCCTCTATATCTTTGAGCAATATGTTTACCTCTATAGTACAATCATTGAAATAGGTCTTGTCTGCACTCATGCGCTTAGGAATGATGACTATCAAACCATCATCTGGGATCTTCTCACCGACCATAGGCTTTTCCCCATCAAGTCCACCCTTTTTCAGATGTCCTTTCAGTCTACGTTCCAATCCCATCAACTCCAAGTCATCATAGATTACATGACCAGCATCTATTTCTGTTATCATTGCATATCCTCGATTTCTTTCTTGATATATTGAATACCCGAATCTATAACATCATATCCCCTAGAGGAAACATCAGACGCATATTCGGCTTTGTTTCCAAGGGTTAAGGTATGGTCATGTACATTACTATAGTTTGACCTTCTGAGATTACCTGTGCGGTTACGGTAGTTTCCGTTAGCCTTATCAAGTTCAACGGCTGTTTTACCTAACCTATCAAGGAATTCATCTACTTCCCTTTCTCCCTGCGCAAAAAAAGCGTTTATCTCATCTTTTATAACATCAGACATAGATATTCATATAACCAAGATAATTGCACTTAGGGGCATTATAGACCTTTCCACCTCCTCGGTAGCTTCCATCATCGGAATAGACCTTGACTTCATCACCTTCGGAAATCTGGCACTTGTCACAAACAATGTGATATTTCGGTGTATATATGCTACCATTATCGGTAGTGAAATGCTCGGTAGAGTTGTCATCGCACCGACAACGCCCCATTTCTTTCCATTCCTCAGAAGAGCTAATGACCTCGTTGTACTTGTTGACAACCTTATTCACGAACTTCTTCTTTAATATGTGAGGGGAATATAACATAACCTAGACATTTACCAAATATCAGACTTATCCGTGATAGTGGAAAGCCCTAAAGCTGCCACCACTTCATCATCCGGAGCAACACCATATTTTCGGCAAAGCCACATATAGTATTGCCCTATCCTAGAGTAGTCCCAAGAGACAGAGAATCCATTTTCGTTCACATTGCTCATATATGGGGCAAGCATAAGCTCCTCGATTACGGAAATCATCGCCTTGCCTACGACTTGCGAGTTGTCAGACGTATATTCTTCGTCAAGGTCTATACCTGACGAAACATCTTCCAACTGGGCATCGGTAATATTCCAAGCACGCAACTTCTGTGAAATGTATTCTCTTATCTTCATGTGACATCATTATTTCTGAGCCTGACTCATAGCCTCAGCGATTTTCTTTGCAGCATCCTGCTCGCTCTTTGCTTTTTCATCAAGTTCCTCATCTACATTCTCCTTTTCAGAAGTCTCTTCGGTCGACTCGGCAGCATCCTTTTTTGGAGTTTTCTCCTTTTTAGGCTTACTCTCCTTCTTTTCCTTCAAGACTTCCTTCTTAGGTGTCTCTTCTGGTTTCTTTTCTTCTTCCTTTACAGGATTTTCTTTTCCATCATTCAAGACTTCCTTCTTAGGAGCATCTTTAATTTCCTTATCGTCTTTTGGAGATGCAGAATGATTACCATCCTGCACCTCCAACATCTTGCAAAGCTTACGTTCGATAAGGGAGTTCATACGTTCTTCGTCAAAGTCCAAGATTGCACCAACTTCATAGATGGTGTTAAAATGGAACTTGTCACGGAACGGACTAATTACCTCACCTCTCATAAGCCTAACCTACTGCTTGAGTTGAGTCCAAAGAGTAAATGGCATCAACGTTATTCAAGATAGGAACGACCATTGCCTGTGAGCTGGTGAACTCACGGAGTGGATCGTTGGTAGAATAACGGCTAGCCAAGATATACTCATCGGCTGACTGATAAGTTACACCAGCAACTGGTCTTGTAGCTTCGGCTACGTTAGTCCAGAACAAATCACCAAGATTGTCATAGCAAGTAAAGGTCATGTGACCCTTAGCCCAAGGGTTGTGTGTTCCCTTCTTGCCGTTAATCTCGGTCTTGATTGTACGGGCTACACGTACCAAGTTAGTCTGCCACTTGTTCTTGAAGATAGAAGCAATTTGCTCTAAGCTCAAAATAGGAATATTGCTATCACTATTAATCGCAATGCCTTGATTGAAGGCAAACTGAGCACGAACCTGCTTGTTCTTACCAAGCAACTTGATTGTGTAATCGTCAAGATAACAAGTAGTGATGGTATTTTGGTCTTCCATCGCCTTGTCGTAAACCAATTGGATGTCGTCAAGTGGGGTTGCATCCTCTGCGTCCCAAGCCTTAGTGCCATGACCGAACTTGTTCTTCTCGGCAAAGCCAACATCAACTCGAACGCCTGTACCACCTGAACGGGTAGCCAAAGCTACACCTGTTGACAACTCACTGAGGAACATATCTTCAATACGCTCGTAAACCGCCTGAATACAACGAGGAAGGTCTGCAAACAAGTTACGCAAAATCTGTGGCTGAGGCAAACGTTGCGCAATCATGTTATCCAAATCCTTAAGCTGCTTCTCAGTCATGTAGAGTTTCATACCAACCTTTGGGATTTGACCCTCAGCGGTAGAAACCTTGTCACGGCTCTTCAATGGAAGTTCTGCATCCATTGATACAACGTCAGCAGCAACTCGTGTGTATTCCGCAGTAATTGATGCCCAGCGTCCGTCTTGACTATAGGTGTTAGTCAAGTGGTCTCGGTACATATAGGTCAATGTGGTCTGATTCTTGCCGTTCAACTTCTCTACTACACTTACAACAAGTTGAGGGAAGTATTTATTGACCAACTGAAAATAAAGTGATTTTTCCATCTGTTATCCTCCTTCTTTTAGTCTTTGTCCATAGTTGCATCAGACTCATCGAACTTGTTAGCATCCTCATCGCTAACCAAAGCAATCTTTGGCATAGCTGTAAGGAATGCATCCGGATAGTCTGCGCCATTTGCAGCCTTGGCTGCTACCTTGTTTACTTGTCCAGCAGTCATAATTGCCGCTGGCTCACCGTTCAGAATGGAACGATAGAGAACACCTGCGTACTTGTAATCCTTCAATGGGTCACTATCAACGCCCAAAGCCTTATAAGTGCCTGTTTCGATAGGCAATGGCTTGTAAGTTCCCTTACCATCTGTCACGATAACACGACCTGCGTAAAGAACTTCATCTTTTACGCCTGTCCAATCCAAAGCACGACCGCCCTTGATGTCGCCTTCCCATTTCTGGATGATGACGGAATCCTCACCAAAGACAATTTGCTTTTTCGTAGTCTTCAATTCCTGATTCATGTTTTTCAATTTTTAAAGTGACTGAACTAATGATGCGGCTACATTGTCAACGTCCTCCTTTGTTGGCTCGCCCTCGCTAGCACGATAGCTGCCCCCGAATTGTGGTTGTTGCAACGCCTTGTAGTTGTTCGCTACCTTAGAGAGGTATGTTTCGATGGTCTCATCTGTGGCATCATCGCTCAAAGTGAAACCCTCGTTAATACGACTTTCGGGAATGCCCAACTCCTTAGCCTTCGATAAAATTTTCGCATCGTGGTCTGCTTTTGCCTTTGCCTTAGCAGCGGCCTCTTCCTTAGCCTTAGCCTCCTCAGCTTGCTTTTGGATGGTATCCTGCAATTCCTTGATGGTCTTGCTTTGCGCCTCCATCTGTTCGTTGTAGACTTTGGTTTGGTCGGTGTTCTTTTGAGTCAAGGTCTCTACGAGTTTCTTGAACTCTTCACGTTCCTTGGTTCTTGCTTCCTCAGAAGCTTTCTTCTCTGCTGCCTGCTCTTCAAAGTATTTTTTGAGATAGTCCGGCATTTCGTTTTTCTTTGCCAATTCCTCCAAGCGTTTCTTTTCGGCTTCCTCAGCGGCTTTCTTGGCTTCTTCTTCAGCTTTCTTCTTAGCTTCCTCTTCAGCAGCCTTGCGCTCAGCATCTTCTTTAGCCTTCTGCGCCTCCTCGAACTTTTTCTTGGCATCGGTAACTCTGCGGTCATTGTCCTTTTGCAAGGACTCCAAAAAATCCTTTTGACTAGCAACCACTGTCTCGATGTTGTCATCAGTAACAAGCCCCATCTTATCAAGCATTTCGGCATGTGCCTGAAGAACTTCATCACCTAACCCAAGAGACTTATACTCTTGTTTTAGTAACTGGAAAATTTTCTCTTTCATTCTTTCGATATATTTGTTAAAACTAGTGCAAAGATAATACGAAAAGAATAATTAACACACTAATCTATTTGCAAGTATCTCACTTTTGCCTAAAAGTGAGCAATAAGGGCATTTACAAGCGATTTAAGGCTATTTTATTATGAAATCGTATAACTAGTGATAATACAAAATTAAACTCGCATATAACGAAAAAACGCCAAACATCCTCACGGACATCTGACGCTTGTCGAATAAAAAGAACCTAAACATTAATCATCTAAAAGTTTATAACATTTCGCATATAACCCAAATGATTCAAATTAGAATAAAACCGTCCATCACGCTCTATGAATTTACCGGACTTCACAATCTCACCATTATGCAACATTGCAAACTTAGAACCATGAGCTGTCCATTTATTCATTTCTTTCATATGTTCATTAGAACCCCAACCATATTTCTTGATAGTAGGATAAATGAAACGCTCAAAGCAAATCTGACTATCCGTTTTATCATGCTCGGAGCAAATCGGGAGCACTCCATTATGTGCAAACCAATAACCTGCCTTATAGAATGGATGGCAATTCTTGACACAAACAGAACCATGAGTAGCAAATCTAAAATGTATGATTACATTTTCATTTATATCTCGCTTCATCAATCTACGGATAAATGTAGAGAAATGCAAACTCTTGTAATGGTCAGACTCGCTCACGAACCCACAACCATCTGGATTTCTCATATATGCAGCCTTCAGCTCATCTACGGATGGCAAAGCAACACCTTTCGGACATACAATAACAACACACATATCTTTACCCTTTCTTTTTTCTTAATAATACTTTGGTTTATTTGTGTCCTAGGGCTTCTACCCTAGGACTACATTAATTAATCATTATTGGCTGCAAATGCATCCTTACGGCTCTGGAAGAAAGCCTTCTCTTCTTTATTCAAGAAAGGTATATCTTCGATATTCATAACCTCACTAGTGAAGACATTGTTGCGAGACCAACCGACAAGCTTTGCGCAGAACTTTACCCACATTTCAATCTTCTTGTAATTGGTTGAACCTTGATGCTGGCGAAATTCGATAGTCTTGTGACGTGCATAGCTCTCTGCATTGACCTTGTAATATCTATCTCCATGAAATACATTACGTCTAATATCGTAATTGCCGTGGCAATTAGAAAAATCCTTGTCAAGCAAGCTGGCTGCCCAACAGCAATTACCTCTTCTTGAAGGAGCCATGAAACTATCAATCAATCTTTCAAGCTTCTGATAATTCTTGAAAACGTTAACATACTGCTCACCTGTCAACTTAGCTGCACCGATATGAACGTGAAGACCACAAGTAGAATTAACTCTTGCACCTACAGCATCCAAAGACTTGATAGCCTTCTTCAAAGTTGCCATACCATTTGTATTGCCATTCAATACCGGACTAACAACCTCATTAGGGTCAACATCACCACCTACAGAAGCATCACTTACAATCTTGAAATAACTCTTGTTATCGGTGTGGTTATAACCCTCAGAATGAATATCAACACCATTCTGACGACCTGCCTCTATCAAGGCATTGCGCTCGGCATGAACACATTCAATCTCAACACCGAATGTATAAACGAATCTCGTTGAAGTAGAACCGCTAGGTACATAGACCTTCAACATATCGGAGATTTCTTTCTCACGAAGACCGCAAGCCTTCAATGCAACTATCTTTTCGTTGCGAGGCATCTTTGACTTCTTGATTTCGTCAATAGTCTCAATTAATGACTTCTTTGAACTTGCGAATGAAAAACCAGTCTGCTTAGACATAATCAATTGTGCTAGTTGTTTCGGGTCTTACCCCTTGGTGTCGCTCTCACCTTATTGAGTGAAACTTGTCACTCGGCAAATCAACCAACTTATCTTGATTGACGATGCAAAGATACAAATAAGTTTTGAAACATGCAAGTTTTTTAATGTTTTTCTTTATTTATTTAACTTTTGCTGACTGTTGTATGTACGTTATTAACAATTACCCTCTTTATATACCTTATTATATATAAAAAAAGGCTTCGATGTTCACACACCAAAGCCTAAAAACTTTTCTAACTAATTACCAATTTTATCAACTATCTTCTTAAATCATCACCAATATCTTCTTCTACTCCCAAATCTGGCAGTCTGTCATACGCTTTTTGGTCATCACCACCTTCAGACTTAACACCTAGCAGATAGCCATTCCGAAAAGCATAATAAACCAACTTCTCCATATCTTTTGCTGTTGCATTATCTGTCAAATGTAACGTGGCATACAATCCCATCAAGAACTTCCGTACATCTTTCGGATATACCTTATTATTCTTCTCTAAAGCGACTGCCATTCTTAGCGGACTTTTCATATTCTTCTAATTTTCGTAAAACCATCAAACGAAACACAAAAGAGAACCATTCCGCTTGTCTCCCTAGTTCATAGACTTATTCGCAACTTTATTCGTCCCATCTGCTTCCTACGTTTACCCGTTGACAGATGTCCGAGATTCCAATAGGACAAACATCACGGCTCTCTTCTTGTGTATCATTGTGCCAACGGAAGGATTCGAACCTTCGACCCTAGGATTAAAAATCCTATGCTCTGCCACTGAGCTACGAAAGCGTAAAGGAATGGTTGGATTTGCACCAACGCCCCCTTGGTTACCAAGCCAAGTGCTCTACTACTGAGCTACATTCCTCATAATATGACAAAAGTACATGTGGTGCAAGGGAGATTCGAACTCACCGAACCCGCAATGGGAATTGATTTACAGTCAATCTTCTTTAACCGCTTGAATATCGCACCATTTATGGAACATACTCCTATTCCTCCTCGTTGCCCCAAGTGGATTCGAACCACTAATGACAGAACCAAAACCTGTAGTGTTGCCATTACACCATAGGGCAATTTAGTACTGCATAAAGGATTCGAACCTTTGAATACCAGCGTGAAAAGCTGGCGACTTAACCACTTGTCTAATGCAGCATCTAGGGATTCTCACCCTAATTAGAGTTTCCTTGTTATAGTCTAGCTGAGCTGGATAATTTCAAAAACCATGCCGTAAACTCCTAAGTCTTGACTTATTATGGTAGCTGCAACCTCTCAGAAGGCCATCTGTTTCAAACACGATGCAAAGATAAGCATTTTATTTTATACTTGCAAGCGTTTTAGTGTTTATTTAAATTCTTTTGATGAATTTTACATCACTTATCCTTGCGAAGAATACCACAAAGGGTTTCTACGAGTTTCTTTGCATCGTCACCTTTGATTTCGATGACATTGGAATTTCCATCAGGAGCATCCTCGCCTTTTTGTTCCTTATCCAAACGCTTACGGAGAGCCAAGTCTGGATTCTCAACCAAGATAGAGTCTAAAGCATAATTGCAAATGCGGCTTGCAAGTTCCTCATTACCATTCGCATCACGCACAAACTCACTCTTGTCTTCAAGAATACCCATAATCTCATTGTACTCTTCAGCATTCTCACAATTTCGTGAGAGCATACCAATCACCTTGTAGCGGTCAATCATAAAACTGACCTTCAATTTGTCTTTATTCATTCTTTCTATCTTTTTATTAATTAAACATTGTACCAAAAATTCCTCTCATAACAAAGTTCTCCCTTTTTCTCATACCGAAGAGCATCTGACTCTTCACAAAGCTGACGGATTCGCATATACAAGCGTTTGTCCAACTCTTCTTCAAACAAAAGAGACAACTCCTTCCAATTGTCTACAACTGGAGCAAACCAAGGATACTGCTCCTTCACAGCTTGTAACTCTTCCATGGTTACGTGTCCATATTCTACCATGTCATAGCATCTACGGAAGTCACTATTGTCTTTAGGTATATTCAAATCTTTCTTTCGCTTTACCCCCATCAATGCACTCCACATCGTTTTTGAAGAGACACCTGTATTGCAAGTAGCAATCCACTCTATCATTCTTTGCTTGTCCATCTTCTTTTTTTTTTAAAAATCTAACAAACCATCATCGCTTTATTACACCAAACAGTCTTATCAACTTTTCGCATGTTTCTTTAGTAAAATAATTACTAGATGGAACCCACTTCTTGGAATCTTTAATACCAATAACTTTTTCACGAATAGCAGCATTCGTGTCGTACACCTCCTGTATCTTTTTCTGAAACTCTATTACGTCTTCGTTAGTAAGTTTACCTTTCTTCTCAACAATCTTGTTTGTCATATCGTTGTAAACGCATTCGAGTTCATTACATAAGCGAGCTTCTATCTTCATCAGCATTGCGTGTACAAAAGTATCATAAAGTCTTTCCATTTTGTATTTTCTCCAAAAGTCTTTTGATTTCCTCGTTATCTTTATTCTCGATATGAGCCTTTAAAATGCTCTTGAAAGCGGCATCCATTGCCTCGTATCTACTGGAATATTCCTTACCATCCGCAAAACACAAGCCTTCTTCAACACACCATGATGTAGTTTGCCAACAGAACTTTCCTTTCGAAACATTTGCAACACAAATATAGTAACCAAAATGCTCTAAAAACCAATCAAGAACCATATCATAGCTTGGAGCGGATATTGCCGGATGTTTACTACTCAACTTTAATGCAGCAGAAAACTCAATATTGGATTTCTCCCACTCGGAATTGGAGTAAGCAATATAACTGCCGTAATGCTCATTATATTTTCCACCCTTACGGACACCACCCTTTGCTGTCCAAGGGCTGGCGTAAGCCCAAAATTCAGCTATCTTCTCATCGTAGCCAACCTCCTTCAGAAGCTTGGCTATCTCAAAGGGAACTACCTTTGGTTTTATCGTCTGTTTATTAGCCATTATCCAACTTTTTAATATCTTGCCAATGCGTTACTGGCATCCACATGTAATTACAAAACTTATACTCTGCGGTTATTACTGATGGGTCGTTACTTCGATGACAAAACCAAATTTCCTTATTCTCTTCATTAGTAACAAGAACTTCTTCGTCAAACTCCGGCAAACGCTCCTTAACCGAAATCCAATCAGACTTATCCGCTTCATCATATGCTTGTTCTAGCAAAGGAAGAACCTTATCCAAGTCTTCGAAATCTGGTACGACTTCATTCACTCGCAAGATTGCTAGACCTAACAAGCTCTTAATCTTTTTTCTGTCCATTGCTCTTCTCGGTTTGTTTCTCTAAGTCTTTTAAATCTACCTTATCAAATCGAGGAACGGACTTACCATCAACCTCAACATTTCCAAAGAACATTTCCTTTGGTCGCACCCAAACCTCATGCTGTCCGCACACTGCTTGATATGCAATCTTAACTTCAGAAGTTTCGCTATCAGTAACCTCGCCAAGATACTCATAGAAATTTCCCTTGTAGTGTTGGTAAATCGGCTTTTGGAATCCACCATGCAGCCAATCAGCTTTTCCGTTGATTTTGACGTACTCCCTTACCGCATCACACTTACAGGACTTATTCAGCTCTTCTATCCAATCAAAGAAAGCTTGTTTGTCCTTGATCTCTTCACTTGATACCATGAAGAGATAAGTGCAAAGAAGCATCTTACCTGCATCAGTATCATATTTCTTGTTCACCTCTTCAGCTAATTGCATCATAGGTGTATCTAAGCGATAATTCCAACTCATAATCTATCCTTTCTTACTTTTTAAATTTGCCAAATCCTCTTTCAAACGTATATGGAAATTATCTTCTCCATCATCACCGGAAAGAAGCCAGCCTATTCTTTGGGCATAAACCTGAGCTTTCTTCAGAAGTTCAATACCCTTTTTGAATTCCTTGATAGTCTCTTTAGATAAGCCATATCTGTTAGGCATCGTATGATGATGCTTTCTAACATACTTGTCTTCATCATCCTCCAACCATCGGTCTTCGAGAAAACATCTTTCATCTTCCTCATCCAATGGATGACCATCAACATAATCTTCTATCTTTGTATATATGTCAGCAATCCTATACTGAGCATAATCAAAACGTCCACCACTCATTGACTTTTAACTTCAAACTTGAACTTACTTCAACGCAGTCAACCTCGCTTCTAGCTGTTGGATGATGTTATCTATAGTCTTTCCACTATAATCAATAGCAATATCTTCCAGCACCTCAATCTGAGCCGCAATTTTTAATCTTTCTCTTACTACTGTCATAATCAAACTTGTTTATTATGATGCCGTGCTTGCAAAGTTGTAATGCACGATATAAACATAACCGCCATACATCTTTCCGATAGTTACTTCAACGAAATCAAAGATAATGTCGCCATCCATCTTGTAAGAAATCAAAGGCTCTGTAGGGAATGCATCGTGTTCTGTATAGTAACGATGCACTTCTTGTGATAGTAACTGCTTGAATACATCCACCTCACCATCCTTTGAAAAAACACCTTTAAACTCATCTTCATTGTCGATTGCAACAACTACTCCAAGTTCTTTTCTTACACATACACCTTCGTTTCTACCACTTTGTTCATTATACAAGACAGGTAATGTGTAAACACCTCTAGATTCTTCCATATGCTTATTTTAAATTTATATTTTTCTTTTTATCCTTCAAGTTGCTTGCATTGAGCTAAATCTATTGCATAAGCCCAACGTTTCGGAACAAAAGACATCGTAGGTACGAACCTATCCGCACGCTCAACACATACATCTTGTGTCCGGTAAATCAATCCGTCTGAGCCTTTTACCTGCAACTCAACTAAAATTGTATGGTCTATCATCGGGAGCTTGTCAATATCATGCCAGACTTCACCGCCTTCAATGAAGGAAGGCTTAATATGATTAATCTTTTTTGCCATTGTCTAATGAATTGTATCATCAAAAGCCTTACTTTCTATTTCACGCAAAGCTGGCTCTTTCACGTTTTGCCCCAACTCTTTCAAACGCATTTGAACTATAGAGCGTTTCAACTCATAATTCAAAAGATTGTTAGCTTGACTAATTAACTTCGCTTGTGCTACAGCTGTATTAGCATCAATCTCTTTGTTATCTAATTTCTGCATTTGATTGAAGGTAAAAGCCAACAATGATTTTGTATTAACTGGTGTACCTGCATTCATAATTATACTATTTTATTTGTTGTAATAATTCTACCATTATATTTATAGCATTCAACCTACATTCTTCTATACGACCACGAAAGATGTTTCGTAAATCCCACAAAAGTTTCTGCTTAGTCTTTGTTTTGAACTTATACTTATGGGAGTCAGCATAAGATAATATGTAATCACTTATCCCATTGAGCAAATTCTTATCACGAAAATATTCTTTATAGCTATCTACATTATCCTTACTTAAAATCAGTTTGTATAAATCTAATATATTGTAAGCATAGTAATAATTATTCACCAATCTCACATAAAATTCACATCCATCAAGGAATGTACCTCTAGGCACAGGATGAAGATATGCAAAACTATAGAAGTTCTTACATGAAGAATCATCATTATGCAATTTTATTTTCGTGCTCACAATACCATCGACCAACGGACATGGGTGTTTCCACAAAGGAAGTTTTTTAACCCAATCGACACATTCTTTCGCTATGTTATAATAGACTTCAGCAACATTACCGTATCGTTGATAAAGTTCTGCAAAATAATTACGACAAACATAAACATCAAACGGAAGATTATAAGCATAAATCGTCATTTTACGCTTTGCGCAACCACAAGGTTTAATTGCATAATTATTTTGTTCATCAGTCCAATACCCGCACTTACACAAAGTTATACTATCAATCATTTTTGCCACAGATAAAAGGGTTAGACTTATATTCGTTCTCAATGGTCTCACGGCTACCAAAGCACCATAAATCCTTACTCTGCTCCTTGTGTAACCTTGAAGACTTAATGTAATAGCCATTGTTGACATCGTAATGCTTACGTACCATGATATTGTCGTTAACCACTCCGACCTCATCATCTGTGATAACATAGAACAAACGCCCATCGCTGAATGCTTTCAAGCCTTTGTACACTCCATTAGAGACAACCATCTTTTCATAGCCGTTCGTCTCCCAGTTGGCATAATCCCAGATGGTTTCCAAATCATCATCATTCAGAAGATTATTATCCGTGATAACCTTGCCTATTACCTTGAATTTGCCATCATGCATCATTGCCTCAACAACAAATTCATCAGCAGCGTTAAAGTCGCTAATCTCTATGACATTCATAATACTTGTGCTTTATATTCTCGTAAATCACCCTCTTTGCAGCCTTTGCTCTTCTGTTATTAGCAGAAAAGACATCATCATACAAAGACATATCTTCACTCTCAAAAGCCACATGCTCACCTTTGTAGCAAGCATCAAAGCGGCATCCCTTTCCGGACTTAGCCGCAGTAAACTTTATCTTACCAAACTTAATCTGCATAAGCCCTATCCAAGAAAAAATATTAATGATACTATTTCAAGAACAAACAAAAGCGTTAACGCATTCTCAATTGTGAATACCTTTTTCATTGTTTCAATACAGTTTTACGTGTGTCTCACGTTCTAAATTTATATTGTAAGGGGATTTCGAATCCCCTTTATTGTTCTTACTTCAAAACTCGATAAGTTTTATCGAAATCATTAAAACTCTTCAGGTAACCCTTTTCGGTCAAAGAATTTAAGATTTCTTTCAACTCATCCTTGGTATTATCCAAATCGAAATCATACAAGTCTTCAAAGGTAAAGTACTTGTTACCACCAATTACATCAGCCATAACTCCGATATTGCCATAAACCATTGTTTCTTTCTTACTCAATCTAGTATTCATAACGAATCACAGTTTTTACGGTGTGTCTCACCTTTCTAATTAATAACCTTGTTTCTTTATCACATTGCAAAGATACTAAGATTTATCGAAATATGCAAGTTATTTAATGTGTTTCTTTCTTATTTTAACGCTTATTATATATGTAGGCACAAAATTAACTTTCTGTAGCAGAAAACGCCAAAGAATCCACCATTTCATTGTATATATTACCTCTGTGCGCCTTAACCCAATGGTATCTTATCACCTTTCCTTTTGCCACCTTATTATATATAGGCTGCAAATCTCCCAACCTGCAAGCCTGTATTCTTTCGATAGCTACTTGGCAATCCACGTACACGTCAACAGAGCAAGAAAGAGGGCAATCACCCAATGCTTGGATAACCGCCCTTATTTCGGCTCTCACCGAATCATTCACTTTGGTTATGATAAATGTATATTTCCCACTTTTGATAATCGCTCCCTTATGAAGCACAAGCCAGCCACAACCACACTTGTTGTTCTTACTAGAGCCATCAGCATACACTTCATAGCGCACACCTTTAGCCTCATCAACAATCATCTGAGCAACAACCTCCAAAGAGTCATTGCTCATCACCTTGGCTATTTGCTTGGCTTTCTTCTTCATAAGCGATTAAATCAAACCTCGTTCCTTGAACTCATTCATCAATGGAGTTGCCAAGACCTCAATATCTGGGTGAGGCTTTCCGGTAGTTCCCTTTGAGCGCAAATCGAAGAAATGAATCCAATCGCTCACGAATGCGGTATGAATCAGCTCCGTATTGGTATCAAGAGGAAGAATAGTTCTCGCATCTTGTGGCTTCAAACCATCATCCTTAACCAAAGACAAATACATCATTTCACATACTCTATTGGCAAACCACCATTTTTCTACCGGACTCCAATGCTCATAACTACCGATGTTCTTTGCTAGGTCAACAAATGTTCCACCATCATAAGACGATGGATTAACTGCATCATCTTCGCTAACCCACTTTGGCATGTTGATAGCAATCTCGCCACCGAACTTATCCTTACTATAGTTACAATATCGGGTACTTTGTTCCGCTACTGAATCAACACGATGTCTGTTAGCCTCTCTACTTACCGCAATCTGAGTTGTAAAGCGGACGGTTATTCGTTTATCATGCCATTCCGTAGGCTCGCAGATATAATCCAGGTCATCAAACCATTCATTCTCAACTATCACTCTGTAGTTGGTCGTAATATAGTAATCGTTACCTATCTGCATAACCTTTGAATACTTGTTCTCACGATAGTGCTTGACCAACGTAGACTCAGGTACAAAAAATCCTTCATCATAGGCTACATGGAGGTAAATCGTTCCATGCTCACACATGGCAAGATGATTGCTACTTACCATACGCTCAACGAATGGCTTTGCGCTGTCTTTGTCTATCTTCATACTTGACGCATAGCAAGTGCGACCGCACAACTCTATCTGCTTGTAAACTCCATCCATACCCTCGCCTTGGGATAGGATTTCATATTTCGGTTCTAATATCTTCATATCCTTATAAGTTTGAAATTCGACCACAAAGATAACTATTATATTCCACTCTACCAAAAATTAGCACTCAGTTTAACAACACTTATCTATATTGTGAAAAACAAAAACTATCACCATAAAAAAAGAGGAGAGTGCATCACGCATTCCCCCTCTTACTTTAACATGGCACATATTAAGTTTACAATCTACTCATTTTATCTTTCAATTCGTGTATATCATTGAATGCTTGCAACATAGGCTTATGCCATCGCTCTTGTCGCTCATCAATCGACTGCAAGTACATCAGACTTTGGGCAAGAATAGTTCTTCCCTCATCAACGGCTAACCAAATATTGCCTACATTACCCATAATAGTATTCACGCTAGCCGTCAACAAGCTACCCTCTGCACCACCATCACGAGCCGCAATAGCATCCAACTTAGTATTTATGAGCTTTGTTTCCTCATACGTTCCCTCCGTAGCGATCTGCACCGCAGTAAAACGACCATTCAACTCATCGCCTGTGTCTTGACTCATTGATTCAAAAGAACCGGAAGAAGCGGACTGCTCGTAAGATTGCTTGTAACCCGTAATTTCGGCTACTTCATCTCTAATCTTCAGTCCTTCTTGAACCATTTCATCATACTTTTCCTTCAAGGCAGTTATATCCGTCTTAGACAATTTGCCACCATTTGCCTTAGCTCGTTCCGTCCACTCATCATAGAATGCAGCCATATCATTACCCAACAAATCATCTACCTTAGCTTTCAGAACGGCTTGCATAAGCATCTTTGAAAAATTATCAGAGAAGTCCTGAGCAGAAGAATTCATATCCATCAAAGTATCTATGAACTCGCTCTTCAAACTATCGAAAGATATTTGTGTCAAACTTTCTGCAAGGTCATCAGCAATATCCTCTAATGTTCCTGCCTCAGCCGCATAGTCTTTCAACTTTTCAAGAACTCTATCTCCATAGCCACCCTTACCTGTATTCTTGATAGCCTCAACAACATCTGGATTCTGCAAAATGGCAGCTGCTTCATCAGCAGATTGCAAGTCGTTAAGATTACCATTCCATTGTCTGCCTATTGCATCGGACACCTTTTTGATTTGCTCTTGCGAAAATCCTCGAAAATAAGCGTTAAAACTGTGATGAGAGCCATGATAACCCATTTGCGCCTCCATGATACTCTTTAGATTTTGCTCTTTCTCCTTTTGAAGGTTTTCGGCTTTTTGCGCATCCTCTACGGCTTTAATACCACTATTCTTGTCTATGGAGTCTCGCAACTTGTCTATAGCATCCGTCAAGATTTCATTTCTATCCGTCAGTTTGTCTATAGTCCGGTTTACTTCTTTTGCGTTTCCACCAACTCCAAGCCAACTATTTAGACCACCAAACGTGATAGTATTAAGAACATTGCCGATACCACTAATCAAAGAACCACCTATCTGTGTGATAAACTCACCACTTAGAATATTCTTTAATATGCCACTGATAGCATTAAATACAGTGTCAAGGAGGTTGCTAATCAAAGTTCCAATACCGTCTTTCAAAACATCAAGTATCTTCAAAATGGCAGCAACAATTTGACCTATCAGTCCAGCTTTTGACAATCCTTCGCTTAGTGCATCACCAGCTTTTTTCCCAGCATCTGCGGCTGCGTCTGCGGCTGCCTTGCCCATATCCTTCAGACCATCAGCCGCTTTCTTTGCCTCATCCAAAGCTTTCAATCCGTCAATTCCACCTTTAAGTTTGTCGAAACTATCCCAAAGAGATGCTAAATCAGATAGTCCTGAAGTAGAAAGGAACTCATGGATAGCAGAAATCGGTTGCGTTACATTCTGTGTAGTTTGAGCCAACTTCTGACCGCTAGAACGAACCTTTGTGTTAGCCGTAACTATCTTCTTGCCGGAATCCGCTAACTGACCTTGAACTTTATTCAATTCTTCTTGCAATCTAGCTTGCTCTGCGACATTTCCAGCCTTCTTTGCATTCTCAATCTGTTTTTGCAAAACCTTAATACGAGGTATAAGCAAAGTTTCCGTTTTCGTATATTCCTCTTGTGCATTTTTCGCATTCTTCAGAGCCTCCTGATAAGCTACAACGTCCCTTGCAAGGTCTTTCCAACCCAAATCACTTGTATTGCCAATCGAATTACGGATATTCTGCATAGCATCAACGATACTCTTCTGTTGGTCTGCACCCAAATTTTGGAACTTATCCGTACCTACGAACTTATCCAGATCTGCCAATAAAGGAACAAGCGCATCTTTCATAATGCCACCAACATTTCCGAATACTTGATACCAGTCTATCTTCTGCATAATAGCACTAGCCTCAACCGAATCCGTCTCTTTCTTCTGCTCTTCTTTCAAAGACTTTATCTTCCATTGCTTACTTGAGTCCGAATCCGTAGAGTTTTCAACCTCGCTAATTCTCTTGGCATAATCGGCAGCAATAGCTAACTTCTGCTCTTGGAATGTGCCGTAAGTCTTCAGATAATCGTACATGCTTTGCGCTTCCTTAGCAAGCACCTCCTCGTTCTGCTTTACAGCCTTATCCCGAATTGCATTCATCTGATTAGCAACGTTCATGCCTATGGTCATCTCCATGCCATTTACCTTAACCGGATTACCCTTGCTATCCTTCATGGTCTCGTTCAAAACCTCATTCTTATACTCTTCATCGGTTTTGCTCTGCTTCCACATATTAGCCTTACGACCCTTGCCGGAATTAACCCAAACAGCTTGGTCACGCTTTTTCCTAGCCTCGACCAATTTGTCTATACCATCTTCTACCGCCTTTCTCTCCTTGTCGGCATTCTCGGTTATCTGAGCCAATTCCTTGCTATAACCATCATTCATCGCATTGATGCGGTTCTTGGTCATGTCTTGGATAGCTTTCTCCGAATAGGATGAAATAGACTTGGCATAGTCCTCCTCAGCCTTGCGCTTATTACCAGCCTTTGTCTCGGCATCATTCCTAGCCTTTTCAGCATCCCTAGCCGCTTTCTCTCTTGCCTTCCTCTCCTTATCTATCTCCTTTTGGCTTTTCTTCGGCTTACTTTCGATATTGTTACCTCTTGCTTGAAGCATAGCTATAGTATTTAAGGCTTGCTCTTGTGTTTCTATATGACCACCTATCTTTAGAACAGCACCCTTCTTTGGATGAGAATCAAGCCAATGTTGTCTTGCATCAATACTAGCCTTTAATTGGGCTTGTGACATATTCTTTATCCAAGCCGGAAGTTGGCTATCATCATAGTTAACCTTAATGTCAAGATGCAACTTTCTACTGCATAACTTTATTGTTTCTTGGATTTCGCTATTCATTTCCTTGAAACTCATCTTTGCATGTCGGGTTTTCAAAGCTTGTTCCTCTTGCGCATAAGTCAACTTAGATGTGACTTTCCTCGCACGCTCTGCGGCATTGACGCTATTATTTATAGAGTCAACAGTACCATCTAACTCAACTTTATTATTCACAAGTCCATCGGTAAAGTCGTTTATATCAGGAATCATCTGAGCTACCTCAGAACGGCTATGGTGCATATTTTCAAGATAAGTTCCTATTTTTACATTCAACTCCCCTTGTAATTGAGAATATTGAGCATTCAATGCGTTGTATACCTTTAAATCTTCACCGCAAGCATTCATCTCTTTTTGCAGCTCAGCCAATCTGTCTATGTCGTCCTGGCTTATAAGACTTCGGATAGTACCCATTTCTACATTAGACAATTTGTCATCTATAGAATCTTTAAATGAGCTGAAAGATGAATCATTTGAGGAATTATAATTATCATAAGCCTCTTGTAATTGATTTGCACGCTCCATTTCAAGAGAACGCTTTTCAATAATACCGATAAGTTCTTCTTCATGCGCCTTTAACTCTTTAGCTTGCTCACTCATACTTTGAGACTTCATTTTAGTCTCATCCAATTTTATACCATATTCTTCATAAGCGGACTTCAATTCATTTATTGTATCCTTATGGTCTTCTGCTTTGCCATTTTCCAAAACCGCAAACAAGGAACGAACCTTATTGCTAGCTTCAGCAGCCTTATTACCCATGTCTTTTGTCTTCTTAGCAACATCTTCCTCACTACTTCCAAACATCGCAAAAACAGACATTGCGGTTGTTACCAAAGTAATGATGGTAGTAAGTGGATTTGCAAGCATTGCAGCCCATAATTCCCTCATACTAACGGTAACGGCATTAGTTGCCCATGTTAACACATTTTGAGCTAAGGTTAACCCCTTTGTGCCAACAGATAATATAGAGGTAACAAGGGAATTTCGTTCCTTTGCTCCGGTATTTACATTCTCGGATGTAGTATTAACATTGGTAGCCGCAGTATTAGCCGTTTTTGAAGTCGAGTTTGCCGAATTAGCAATAGTTTCTGAAGAAGTAGCATTTGCATTAGCACCTTTTGCGGTTGCATTGCTCGCTTCAGAAGTCGTATTAGCTTGTGTAGCAGTAGTTGCCGCCTCCGTAATACTAATCTTGCCATTTTCTATATCAATTCCTTGCTGAACAACATCACCAATTTCATCTGCCGCTGCTCCGGTCTCTTTATAAATCTCAACCTCATTTTCTTCGGCTTCTGCCAACTTCTCAGTTGTTGTTTGAAGTTCCTGTTGAATAGCCTTACGCTTTGCGTTAGAACTTTCATATTCCTCACTTGCTTGCTGACGCTTTCGCATCAATTCTTCCAACTTCGCCTGTTCTGCTTCGTATTGAGCAATAGAACCACTTTCATTATCCGAAAAAGAATCCTCGTAGCCCCCGAAAGATGTCGTATCAACCGCCCCATTATCATAGACCAATTCCTTTTCTTTCTGCCCTATGATTTGCTGCTGCTTTTTTATTTCCTCATCAAGCTGAGCAAGGACTACTCTCTTTTCCCGAGCCTCATCCATCGCCTTATCATAGCTCTCTTGTTGCAAGTCAACTTTCTTCTGTAAGGCGTTAGTTTCCAAAAGAGCCTTACCATAAGCGGTTTCATTTGCCTTGGCTATTTTTTGCTTTAAATCTGCCTCAGCTTTAGCTTGTTCCGCAGCCTTGTTTGCGGCTGCAATATCAGCTTCTTGCGATTTCTTAGCACGCAACTCTTCCTCAGCTGCTTCTTTGGCATTTACCGCATTTTGCCATTGGAGTTGTTCTTTCTCCGCAAGTCTTGTCTGTTCAACCAAAAGGTCACGCTTCAACTGGAGTTGTTTAGCCATTTCATCACTAATCAACCCCTCGGATTTCGCCAATTCTATCTGCTTAGATATACGTTTCTCGGTTTCATCATCACCGATGTTTTCCGTATCAGACAATGCATTTCCCAACTCATTATAACGGCTTGCCTTATAGTCTTTGGTATCTTTTCCGTTAAGATGTCTGTAATCATTTTCCATCTCCTTGAACTGAGCCATTTTCTCATCAAGTCCCTTGGAAAGTTCCAAAACCTCCATCTGTTCCTTGGCAGCAGATTGTTGTTGAGTGACAAGCATATCACGTTTTAGTTGCAATTGCTCTGCCATTTGTTGAGTGATGATGCCATCGGTCTGAGCCTCTTTTATTTTAAGAGACACAAGTTCCTCTGCCTTATCCGTACCCAACATGTCGGTATTAGCAACAGTCTTATTCAAATCCGAAAGTCTTTGGCTCTTATATTCTGAAGTATCTTTTCCAGTATAGGAATGGTATAATTCGGCTTCATCCTTATATGCTTTTATCTTTTCATCAAGATTGCTTGCAATACCATCAAGTGTAGCTTGGTTTTGTGCTTTTTGAATAGATGCTGCCGCCATAAGACCTGCCTTGTATGTTCCTACGGCTACCGCAGCCGAGCCAATAACTTTAACGACCGTCTCCCAATTGTCAACCAAAGACGAAATCAAGTCTAAACCTGTGCCAAATATTCCTTGTGACTTCTTGCCAAGTTCGTTAAACATCTGGTCAACGCTATCGCCAATGTTAGACCATTTGCCTTGCAAGGTCTTTGATTGTTGTTCCATCAAGCCTCCGAATCGTCCACCTGCTTGCGTCATGTTAGCGATGGCTTCCTTGAAGATGTCTGATGTAACTTTTCCCTTGGAAACAGACTCTTGAACCTCAGTTGTATTTTGGTGTAATATTTTTCCCAACTCTTCTGCCAAAGGAACACCACGACCCATGAATTGGCGCAGGTCCATTGTAAAGACTTTTCCTTGTGCGACGGTCGTTCCGTAAAGGTAAACGAGGTCGCCAAGCGGGATGTTCAAGCCTGAAGCAATATCACCAAGTTGAACAAGGGTTTTGTTAACATCTTTCGCTTCCGTTCCGTATGCCAAAAGTTGTTTTGCGCCGCTCGTAACACTGGACATGTCGAAAGGCGTGTGAGCTGCCGTTTGGATAAGTTCATCCATAAGCGCACCAGCCTTTTGCTCACTACCCAACATTGTAGTAAAAGAAATTTCTAATTGTTGGAATTGAGAGCGAGTATTGAAAATATGCTCAGCCAATTGTTCAAAGCCTAAGCCACCAACGAGGCTCATAGCTAATTGCTTTGCATCACCACCAAGACGATTGAATAAAGATGTTGCACCCTCACCGACAGTAGGAACTTTCTTCATTTCCTCAATCATTCCAGCAAAGGCATCAGTCATCACCTTTACGTTATCAGTAGTCGCATTCGAAGAACCTGAATAGCGAACATACTCTGCTTGCATGTTTTGCAATTCAGTTCTTACTTGCTTTCCTAATCCGGTAAGATTCTCGTAACGCCTTTTCTCGTCATTGAGTATGGTGGATTTTTCGTTAATATCACGATTAAGGATTGTTGAAGTACCAATATCCAAGCCACCTTTGCGAAGCTTAGACTGCATCTTTGCAATCTCAGAAGAAAGCTTTTCTATCTTTCTCTTACTGGCATCAACTTGCAATTCAAAAGCATATGTTTCCCTTGTCAAAGATTGCATTTTCTTGGCATAATCACTGCTCATCACCAAAGTATAGCGACTCATTGCGGAACTAAGCTCTGTTATCTTTTGCTTTTGTTCCGCATATTTATCCGTGAGGTCTTGAACCACAGATTTATCTGTCGCTCTCGAAGTCTTCAATAACTCACCTTGCAATCTTACAAGCTCTTGCTTGGCTTGCTTGATTTGGTCGAAATTCGCTTTGATATTAAATTCTAGCTGTGCCATCCTTATATGTTTTTATTGGCAAAATTAGCTAATAATCAAAGGAATAACGAAAGAATTAAGGTGTGCTATTTCACTAAAGTTTTAAGTGCAAAGATTAAGGTGTAGACACAAAAAAAGCCTTCCACATTCACATGCAGAAGGCTCGGTTGTTTACTTATTTTTCTTCTATATATAAAGACTGTCAAATCACGACAGCCTGTAATTCTTTTGAAATTCCATGTAAGCAATCAAGAATTTGCTGCTTACGTTTTTTGCTAGGCTCATGGATTCCCATTGCATACTGACGCATAAGAGAAGCATTAATGCCAGCTTTCTTTGCGACACCATTAATATTCAGATACGAAAAATAATCGAAGAAAGAACCTATATCATACCGGAACTCAAATACCAATTCAGGCATTTGTTTTCCCTCTTCTTCAAGAAGCTCTTTAATCTCTTCCTTTGCTACAAAAATATCATCCATCGCTTGTTTTGCAGAGTTGCCAAATCCGGCTAGATGGAAGTCTGGGAATTTATCCACCATATAGCAAGAAAAATTCTTTTCTTCTTTACACTTTTCTACTTGTATAATTACCTTTGTTGCCATAATTCCTATTCTAAACTTTAAAAAGAGGTCTTAAACCCATATTAACTTCTTGCTATATAAGCGAAAAATTGCTGGGCTTAAAGCCCAAGCAATCTTTCAAGAATACTGTCGTAAGTCTTTCGAGAAACTTCACGACTGCCGTGCCGTGGCACTGGACATTTAAGTTTTGTTGTTGGACTAAACCAAATGTCGTGATTACCACCATGCCGAACCACATAGCAACCTGCTTGGGTTAGCTTTCTCACTAATTGACTAGTCTTCATCATATATAGAAGAAATTAATAAATAAGTAAAAGACCTCTTTTGTCCTTAAGACAATGCAAAGATATAACTTTTTTGTTATATATGCAAATAAAAAGATAACTTTTTTGTTATGTTAACCACAATTAACAAAAAGAGCCACCCCGAAGGATGGCTCACTTTACTTGTCTAAACTTCACTAACGTCAACTTAACTACACTTCACTCGTCAGTACCGCATTGCACTTGACTATACTTTACTTTTTATTTTAAATTAGCAAATACATCACGAACCTTTGCAAGTTTCGCCAGTGTATCGTAATACTTAGATTGCTCTTCCATAGGCAAAGGTCGTACATTGTTTATAATGTCTTGACCTTGCTTTAATGCCTTTTTGATGTCGCTTATCATTTGGTCGTAGCCATAACTGGCTTGCTCGTTGCTAGGAACAATCACATAACCATTGCCCCAAACGTTTCGAAGACAACATTGCTTATTTTTCAACAAGTCCTCACGCAATTTATCAACCATTGCCATGTATGTGAATTGCTGCAATTGGATGGCCTCTATATAAGCATTTACATCCTTACCATAGTCCTCAAAAGACAATTTAGGCAACCCAAACTTCTCTTTGAGCCATTTATGAGAAATAAGTTGATCTTCGTCAAAATTGGCAACCAACTCTTCTTCAAACTGACCCAAAACTTCACTAGTTAACTCCTTTACACTTTCCATCTTTATTTTCCTTTAATTTAAAACTTTGTTCTCTGCCAAGGAATCGAACCTTGATGAATACCATACAGAGAATCCCTTTACTTGACTTTACACAACTTAACTCTACTCCACAGCACTAAACTACACTTTACACAACTGAAAACAAGCTCCCCATAGAAGAATCGAACTTCTACTAGCACCATGTGGGGATAACCAACTTATTTCATCACCTTTGCTTCAAACTTTCCATACATAGCTCGGAATGTGCCTAAGTGGTATCTAAGACCCGCAACCTCGAACAATTTTACAATTTGGTCTCGGTCTAATTGACTTTCATCATACCAACAAGTGCATTCTGTACTCCACTCTGGGAATATCGCACGAGTAGCAAGAACCTTTGCACCTCGAATACCAACGGCACGGCAATCTACATAAATACCAAGCTCATAAAGTTGCTCAGGAGTTTTGTCCGCATCCTTGAACTTCAGTAAACCATCATCCATAACACCAAAAGAACGCTCAACCTTAGCACCAAGACGAATCTCTTTGGCAGCACATTTAACGGCTTGCATGATGTGCGAACTAGGAATAATGTATTCACCCTTAGTATTCTGATACAAGGATGCCAAGAACTTCAATCGGCATATCTCCAATTGGTCTTCTTCTGTCTTTTTTCTCTTGCAAGTCAAAGAGGAAATCGCTTTTGCGTAATCATCAAAAGGAGAAACCGTTCTCGGATTATTCAACATCAATGGACTAACACCAACCAACTTAAAACTAATTGTCTTCATACTTTTCTTTACTTTTAAAATTAAACACGGCAGTTTTACAGGTATGCCTCTTACCTTTGGAGCAAAATAAAAGCCCCGCCCGCTAATGTGGAAAGTGCGAACGAGGCTAAAAGTATAGAAAAGTCCGAAGACTCTTAAATTTCTTCTTATCTCAGTAACCATGCTTTCCACTTCACGGCTAAACCATTTCTGATTTCGTTTGCAAAGGTAAGCATAATTTCTGAAACACGCAAACATTTTAATGCATTTCTTTATTCTTTTAATCTTTATTTTCTTTTAGAAACTTATTTTAAAAATTACACATTATTATAAAGACCTTAGTATTTCATGTAAGGATTATACGTATCAAAATACCCATACCGTAATATGTAGTCATAATCTATTTTTTTCTTTGGCTCAACATAAATGATTTCAGAGCGGCTTTTGTTAAGGCACGCTATATATTCGTCAACCTTTCCACATACTTTTAATTTTACATAAGCAAGCCAACCAGAATGCACAAACTTCAACTCTTTTTCATTTAACGAATACGCCATATCAATATCCTCATTTACCGCCTCTTGTTTAAGAGAAGATACTGCGGCTGCTATTGGCATTATATTTTTATCGAATTTTCTCTTTTGTTCATACGTCAAACTTGATGGAACGGACTTTATCAATGAATCCACTTTCATTTCAGCCTCGCAACAATTAATGTAGGTTCGGCTTTCCTTTTTCCCTTCTATAACAAAAGCACTGTCAATTTTTATAGTAGAAACATACTCATATCCTTGTTCTGATAGCATTTCCCCAATATCTCTAGGATTATTACATCCACTGCACACCATCAACAAGGGAATGGCTGCAATGATGGCAATTATCAATTTCTTCTTCATAATTTCATTGTTAATTATTAGTAACCTAAGTTTACCACACTCCAAGAACCATCACTATTCTTCTTGACAACGCCATGCAAATCAACGAATTTCTTCTGACCGCCATATGTTGAACGCAAAGAATAAGAAACAGTTACCTCATTTCCACTGACACTTTCTTTTTTGACCTTGAAGACATTTGAACTTTCTGCACCTACAGCACTAGAAGCGTTACTAATATCCCATTCCATTTGAAGTACGTTTTCAATAGAATGTAAATCATCATCTGAAACATATACGTTATTTTCGCTTGTAGAAGATGATGTAGCATCTGATTCTTCAGAAGAAATTGAAGATATTGTTCTTTCAATTTCTTTTGGGTCTTTCCATTTTCCTTGAACTATAGCATACACATAATGTTTTTTATCTTTATCTTTAACAAATAAACTTTCTAGTTCCCAATCATCAGGAGAAGTTATTGGAACTGAAACATTTATTGTAAAGTTAAAAGTGCCATTTTTACCATCAATGACACCATCGACTATTCCTTCATCTTGAAACTCACCATAATCATAATTCTTTGATAAATCAGTAAAGTGACTTTTCTGTAATTTACAATCTTTACCAAAGTACTTTTCAAGAACAATATCACGTATCTGAGCACAACGATTCTTTGACATGATTTTTTCAGCCAATTCATTCCTTGCAATTTGCTCCTCTATTGTTAATTCCTTCTTCTTGTTGCTACAACCTACACCTACCAACAAAAAAGAAAACAATAAGGACATCAACAGAATTTTCTTCATAATCCCATACTTTTAAATTATTGAACATAGTGAGGAACACCCCACGTTACTTAACACTTTCCAGCTTGTCCAGCACATCCTTAGCCTCAGCGATGGACAATACTGAATACTAATATGCAAAAGTACATCTTTTATATGAAACCGCCATTATTCATCTTTATATTTAACTATCATTATACTATCTGTTATATTTTGTTATAATAATCTTTATTGCATTAATATACTTGCAAGTTACACTAAAAAGTCGTATCTTTGCATCCGATTTCCAGATTATAGGAATAATAGCTTAATTTTTGGAGCGTGAGACACACGTTAAAAACTGAAAAGGAAAATAGAATGAATGAGATTAAAGTGATTAACAAGTCAATCCTTCTTGGTAAGGAGATTGATGTGTACGGAACGATTGATGAGCCTTTGTTCTTAGCAAAGGATGTAGCGGAGTGGATAGGACATTCGGATGTATCAATGATGGTAAAGAACGTAGAGGAAGACGAAAAGGTTACAAATAATGTTTGTACCCTTGGAGGAAGCCAGAATGCCTGGTTTTTAACAGAAGATGGTCTTTACGAGGTCTTGATGCAATCTCGCAAACCAATAGCCAAACAATTCAAGAAAGGAGTAAAGGAAATCTTGAAGACTATCCGCAAGACAGGCTCATATTCAGTGACAAAGCCGTTGTCACAATTGGAAGTACTTCAAATGGCAGTAAACCAAATGGTGGAACAAGAGAAAAGACTTAGTGGCGTGGAGCGATTAGCTCTGGAGCAGAAAGAACGCTTGGATAAGATGGAGCTGGAGCAAGCGGATAACGCAAAAGCTTTGTTGGAGGTAGAGCTTTCAGACAACAAAGTTCCAGAGGTTACGATGCGAAACAAGATTAGAAAATTGGTGAACCAATATTCGAGGGCGACCAACACAAAACAGCAGGATGTTTGGCACAGCATCTACGACACATTATATTACGCTCACAACATTTCCATCAACTCGTATAAGCGGAAGAAGAGACAAAGTAATCTTGATATAGCAGAGAAACATGGATTCTTGGGCAAGATGTTCGATGTAATCTCAAACATGGCTAAGGCTGCAAACTTGAATATAGCATAATGTGTTTGCATACCCCAAAAATGATATATATATAAATACATCATTTTTGGGATATTTGTTTCCAAGGATGAAGACTATTCCCCTCCCTTGACTCTGATTTCGATAGGCTTGCCACAATGAGGACAGATAAGGGAAGCACCCTGCTGTTCGTTTTCGAAGAACGAACAAATACTTATCTGCATAGCATTTGCAAGCCTTTGAAGTGTTTCAACTGTTGGGTTGGCACTATTCACTATTCGAGACATAGAAGACTGTTTTACCTCACGCCCCTCTATCTCCTGCATTTTGGCTCTTAATGATTCCAGAGTCCATCCATTATCTTTTATTGTTTTCTTTATATTCATATATACATTACTTATATGTGTTATTAATTTGGTGCAAAGATACAAAAAGTTATTGAAACAACAAAGAAAATAAGCAAAAATATGATTTTAAAGTGTTTTATTGTGAATATATATGAATTTCAAGCGTTATTTGTTAAGAAACATCAAAATATTGCATAAAAGTGATATTTTATTTTGTTATATCACATAAAAGCGTTATCTTTGCATCGTGATTAAGAAACAAAGGTCACAATAACATTATTAATTTAGTTGAGGTTGCACCTCCGAGTCGGCACTCGTAAAACGGTATAGTGATTATGGCTACTACATTAAGAAATACATTGAGTGAGGTAATGAAGCTTGCTTGGCAGTTCATCAAGAAGAATGGCTACACAATGAGTGAGGCTTTGAAAGTTGCTTGGATGAACATTAAGCTGAAGGGTCAGATGAAGAAGCGCATCGTGAAGTTCTACTTCCAGAAGGTCGATGGCAGCTTGCGTGAGGCATTCGGCACATTGAGCGAGAGGGTTATCCCAGCTACACAGGGTGCAGGTCGCAAGATGAATGACACTTGCCAAGTGTACTTCGATACCGAGAAAGAAGAATGGCGTTGCTTCAAGAAGGCAAACCTTATGAGAGTTGCATAACAAGATTATTAACGATTAAAAAGAAACTATATATGAGCGCAAAGATTATCGTGATGCAAGGCAACATGGTTGCAACCATCGAAGAGACGAACAAGGACGCATTTATCAAGCGTGGTGAGTATAAAGAGACCGATCTGGACAGACATAAGCGTGAGGTCGATTTCTTGATTACAAGCATCGCTAACCGCTACGAAGTGACATTCAATCACAAGGTAGAGCTGAAGGAAAGCCGGAGCATCAAGAAAAGCGAGTATTTCGATAACATCTACTACGTTACCGAGAACGCATTGAACAAGCTGAAAAAGCAATACTCATACGAGTGTGACTTGTAATAGATTTCGTGAGGCACACGCTAAACTGCACCGGACTTTGAACATTAAACATTTAAGAGATATGAATAAGAATTTGATGGATGCTCTTTACGTTGAGCATGATGGCAAGATTGGCGTTTTAAGCTCAGATGAGCGCAAGGTGGTATCACAAGTTATCGGCACAGACTTGACGCTTGTGTACGACAAGAAAGAGGGTAATACGTACCTTTTGATACCACTAAACCGAAACCATAAGCTCGAATGCAATTGTAGCCACATTATCGTGGATGGCAAGCGGTTCGATTCGGACATCTTTTTTAGAAAGGATGCTTGCCAATGGATTCAGATGCAATCTAAAGAAATGCTATCAATGGTAGCATAATATATATAAGGTGAGGCACACTATAAACTGCACATTATCTTTGATGTTTAACAATTAAATTCCGTGAATAATGGAAAGAAGAAGTAATGTGCAGCAACGTGCCACGATAGCTGGTCGTGCTGGCGAGGACAGAAGTCCTCCAAAGTAAAACAAACGTTAACGTTTTAAATAAAACACTAAAGCGTTTGCAAGTTAAAGAGAAAAGCATTAACTTTGCAGCCGAAACAACAAGGTTGTGAAGTAGAGAGCACGGCTAATAAGGATATTGAAACTATTAAAATTTGTTAGATATTTCACTTTCTCCAAGCGTGGAGAATTGCCACAAGCTCATCTCTCTACTTTAGTGGGCAAGTGGCTAAGCCCCGTTCGCACTTTCCACATTAGCGGATGGGGCTTTTCGTTTCCACCACAGCCAAATATAATTATTAACAATTTAAATTTGGAGTTACTATGACAGAAAATGTAAACCGGATGATGGTGAATCCGCCAGTGTTCCCATCGGGCAGTGTGAAATCTGGTACGACAGGTGATGGAGAAGAAAGAATCACCTCGTTAGAAATTGCTACAATAGCAAATAAACGTCACGCAGATGTGATGAAAGCTATTCGTAAAATGGAAGAATCATGGTTTAAGGTGGCTCGGGGAAATTTTTCCCTCTGCTCTTACTTAGATGAAAACGGACGTGAGCGTCCTTGTTATTCCCTTACCAAACGTGAGAGTCTTTACATTGCGACCAAGTTCAATGACGAGGCAAGAGCGAAGTTGATTTTGCGTTGGGAGGAGTTGGAAATCAAGCATCGTGAGCAAGCACAAGCCAAGATGCAAGCCGAGCAAATGAAGCCTCAGCAAAGTTTCTTGCAAGACAAGTTGACGGTTGCCAATTGGGTAATGGACTCGTTGCGATATAGTGATGCTGCTCGCTTGCAGTTGGTAAGCCAGATAGCAGAGCCTTATGGTGTTCCGGTTCCCGATTACGTCCACGCTCCGAATGGTGCTTCGCACGCAGTCAGCGAATTATTGAAAGAACGTGGAGTTGTGTTGTCTGCTATCAAGTTCAATAAGATGGCATTGACTGCTGGCTTATTGGAAGAGAAGACCCGAAAGGGTACGCACGGAAAGGTTCACAAGTACTATTCCGTCACCGAGAAAGGTTTGGTGTATGCTTTGAATGACATCTACAAGGATGTGCCTGGGCAAACCATTCCGAAGTGGTATGACAACAAGTTTGAGGAGGTATTGGAAATCATCGGCTACAAACCATCCAAGCAAGTAGATATGTTTGCAAGCAGTGAGACACACTAGGACAACTGTAAAAGCCTCAACCTCTAACGAGATTGGGGCTTTCTTTATTTTTACATTTACTTCTTATCTATCTCTTAGAAGAACAAACACTTTTGCGCTTATTTTCAATGACTTGTATTTTTATTACAAAAGTATTGTTATTTTACATTTCGGCTTCATTATACTCATAATCCCAGAGGAACAACTTGCCTTTGACGTTTCTAATCGGCTCATCGAACAATTTAGCATTCTTCAAGAACCAATGATATTGGAAATCTTCAGCAAATGCATCCGGATAAGCCTCATGAAATTGAATATCATCCAACTCTACACTGCCGATAATGGCTGACGTTGGCAAGTCTTTGAAGTCCGGAATAACAATACCATGCTCTTGGCAATATTTCTTCATTGCGCTCTCCTGCCATCCGTCAAGTTTTTCAGGTTTGGCTTGGCTAGCATGAATAAGGAAACGACCACGGAACTTTCTATTCCAGGTTCTGTTTTCAATGGTCTTGCAGCCGATAGCGATTAACCAAGCATACGGCTGACGAATTGATAATACTTTCATAAGCTCATTGTTTTGATGTTTACATTCGCAAAGGTAATAAAAACCTTCGTGAAATGCAAGAAAACTCTAATTTATTTTCATATTTTCTTAAAATAATCTTGAAATAGTTTGCATATTTCAAATATTTTTCGTATCTTTGCTGTGTAATCAATGAGAGATTGCAAAGGGGATGCCGAAAACCTGAAAGAGTAGGTGAAATGAAATCCCAAAGCCGTATGAGAGTTTACATTTCAGTTCGGATTTGGAAAATCAAAGTTGCTCTTACAATTGAATTGTAAAGCTTAGATTTCCAACAGGGAGGTAGTGTTCACACCACCGCCTCCCACCTTGGGATTTCGTTGCAAAGGTACGAAATTTATTTCAAACCACCAAATTTTTAACGTATGGGCACAAACGAAGAAAAGACAACCAAGTCATGGGGAGGTGCAAGAGAAGGGTGTGGACGCAAGAAAAAATGCGCTAAACGTATGTTCTTTTCTGCCACAGAAGAAACGCTCGACATCCTCAATTCCTTAGACGGAAACAAGAGTGACTTCATCAACGAATGCATCCTTAAGGCGGTAAGAGGTTAAATCCTCTTCCGTCTTTTCTTTCTAATTCTGTCCCAATCCGGTTTAAGTACATTCATCGTGCCGACCATCGCCTTGTACTTGTCGCCAAGTTCGCCCTCGTTCATAGATGAACGGAAAGTATATATCTTGTATCGTTCATGCTCAGGAACATATAATCCCACCATCAAGGAACGGACTCCATCTACCTCCTGCTCCGGTGCTATCAATACAAGCCCCTCGTTCATGCTTTCCAACTTGAAAATCTTTGAGGTGACAACCTCATAATAGTCTAGTATATTCATATTCTTGTCTCCTATAATTATTTTGTACGTTCAAACACTTCAATATACTGGATAGAGCTACAATCAATATATTTACGTGTAAACACTACTGTACTTCCACTTCCAATCATAAGTGTTCTGTTCTTTGTATTGCAATTGAAAGATGTTTCAATACCAATACCATTGAAGTCGAAACTTATTTTTGCTCCACCTACCAAGTTGATACTTCCTCTAAGACCTTTGTCCTCGGCTTCGCCTAATATCACATTCACATGACCTGCATCCATATTCTCCTATAATTAATTGTTAAACACCTTCTCTAATAAAGATACGTAAGATAGAGTCACTATCAATGTAATCTCTGTTTCCGTTCTCAGCAAGTATAGTTATCAAATGCTTTTTTTTGTTATAAAGAACATCGGCAGTAAAATCAAATAACTTTGATTTGCTAAAGTTTGCATGAGTTAACTGCCCATTAGAGAGTGAAATACCTGCAATGCAACCGCACTCCTTTGCATCATCTAAGATGTCTTTGATAATCTTAATATCCATAGTCTTATTACTTTACTTCTCGTTCTACAATATCGAAATTATCCCACGTCTCTCCTTCGCTGTCTGAGATATGAAAGAAAGAATCTGAGATATTGTATAGATAATCATCGCAATCCAAAACTCGCTTGTAATTCTCCAAAGTGTTCATTCCTTTGTGTCTTATCGCCTTTCTTGCCTTATCTATGGTAGAGAAGACTTCTGCATCAACCTCCACTGCTTCACCCAATCCATGTTGGTATGAAGAAATAACTACATATACTTTCATAGCTTAAATGACATACTTATTACGCTACCTTAGATAGCATTTCTTTATCGATCTCAATCCACTGCGCACCATCCTTACGGAAAAAGATTTCACTCTTGATACGCTTACCATCCACATCAATGCTATCATCCTTGCAGATAAATGTGTGGTTCTTTGTCAATGGTACAAGAAGGTACGTTTTGCCGTCTCTCTTGCGTTCTACAAGCGTTTTATCCGTCCCAAGGACAACTGATACCCTTTCGTCCTTATCGTCCTTTAAAACGCCTATTTTATCTGTGTGCTCGATATAGAGCACATTCAAGAAATTCTCATCCATTTTCTTAAATGTTTAATGTTTAAAGTCTGGTGCAGTTTAACGTGTGCCTCACGAAATCTATTACAAGTCACACTCGTATGAGTATTGCTTTTTCAGCTTGTTCAATGCGTTCTCGGTAACGTAGTAGATGTTATCGAAATACTCGCTTTTCTTGATGCTCCGGCTTTCCTTCAGCTCTACCTTGTGATTGAATGTCACTTCGTAGCGGTTAGCGATGCTTGTAATCAAGAAATCGACCTCACGCTTATGTCTGTCCAGATCGGTCTCTTTATACTCACCACGCTTGATAAATGCGTCCTTGTTCGTCTCTTCGATGGTTGCAACCATGTTGCCTTGCATCACGATAATCTTTGCGCTCATATATAGTTTCTTTTTAATCGTTAATAATCTTGTTATGCAACTCTCATAAGGTTTGCCTTCTTGAAGCAACGCCATTCTTCTTTCTCGGTATCGAAGTACACTTGGCAAGTGTCATTCATCTTGCGACCTGCACCCTGTGTAGCTGGGATAACCCTCTCGCTCAATGTGCCGAATGCCTCACGCAAGCTGCCATCGACCTTCTGGAAGTAGAACTTCACGATGCGCTTCTTCATCTGACCCTTCAGCTTAATGTTCATCCAAGCAACTTTCAAAGCCTCACTCATTGTGTAGCCATTCTTCTTGATGAACTGCCAAGCAAGCTTCATTACCTCACTCAATGTATTTCTTAATGTAGTAGCCATAATCACTATACCGTTTTACGAGTGCCGACTCGGCTGCATAACAGCAATTAATAGTTAAACTTTAAAGCCTTTATCTCTTAAAGACATTGCAAAGGTAAGTAATTTTTGTATAATCACCAAATATTTTGAGAGAAAAATCAACATATTACTTTATTTTTAACCTTTGTTATCTAACTATTACTTACTTTTTACAGATTTTAGCACATTATTACTTTATTTCTTTGTATCTTTGCACCTAAATAATCAAAATATTACTTTATGATAAAAAGCAACATTAAAAGCGAATACCTTATTAATATAAGTAAGCGCATTAAGTATTATCTAGATTTACGCCAAATGAAGGCTAAATCATTAGCAGATGCAATAGGAGTTACCGCTAATGCCATTTCACTTATAGTAAATGGCAAAACAACCCCCAGTATAGATTCATTACATCAAATTGCTATTGCATTAAATATAGAGGATTGGCAACTTCTTACAGATGAGCAATTGCAAAAGGTTCAACCAGAGCAGCCATCCATTCCGAAATCTCCGGCTATCATCTGCCCTCATTGTGGCAAGCCTATCGAACTGGAAATTAAGGCAAAGGAGGGGAAGTAACATTCCTCTCCTTTTACCTAGAAATTCAACGAAGGCATATTACCATTTCCGAAAAGCAGTCTGAATGTCTCCTTTCCCTTTTGTGTGATAAGTGTTCTTGTACCAACAGCTTTGTCATTTCCCCAGTCTTTCACCTTAAACAAGTCACCATTGTATTGTGAATATGGCTTAATGTGATTCTGTTTATCACGATAGACGTATTTCTTCTTAATCAAGGTTTTGATGAATAGATTCTGCTTCATACCAATCTCCTTTGCAGTATCTCGGAAGTTCGTAAGCAAGCCTTTGTCAACTAAGTTATCAAAGTATTCTGCCTTTGGCTGCATTTCCTTGTTCTTTTCCTCAATGGCTTTCTTCTCTTCCTGCTCCTTTATCCAACGCTTCGCTCTCTCAATTGGGTCTTCAATCTGATAAGAAGGTATCATGCCTTGTGCTACACAATGAAAGACCTTGCGGTACACTTCAAACACCGGACGAACCTTGCGAGCAACAAAATATTCCAAACAAGCGGAGGTGAGGTGATAGCTAACCTCTTTGTAACCACCTGTTGCAGTTTTGCCATTTTTGGCAATACTGATAAAATCCACATTCTCAATGAAGTTGGTCTTCAATGCACGCACTGCCTTTCCTTTCTCCGCATAGCAAAGTTGCCAAACTTCATCAAGATTTACAGGATATTCCTTTCTCTGCTTATCTAATTCCAAAACTCCACGAAAGTAACTCTCCAAATCCGATGAAGAGCTTTCTTTTGTCAAAACGATCTTGCTTTCCATTTGTTTCTTCTTTTCAGTTTTTAACGTGTGTCTCACGCTCTTAAACTTTACTAATCTTTAAGTTTCTCAATTATATAACCACGACCTGTATAGGTACAAGTCAAGCCAAGATTATACACTAGTTGATGCAAAAGCCACCATTCCTCAGTGAACGGCAATCTATCACACTTCACAAACTCATCTTCATCCTCAAAATCAGATGCCTTTTCCAATATTTCTTCCTTTGTCATTATCTTTAAATTTGTGCCCGAAAGCTGTTAATCCGCATCTTTTATTTTTTGTAATGTGTCAAGTATCACGTTTGCAATCTCAAACCTACCGACATTTGGATTCTGTGGGACACTATAACACAAAGCTTTTAAAAGCTCAAAACATTGATTCTCATATAATATCATACGCTTACTTCTTTTGATTAAAATACTTTTTCAACTCTCGAAGAATGAACAGCCCTCCTATCTTGAAAGACTGCTCTATCACCCCTCGATGTTCCTTAAATTCTTTTTGGCTTCTTGAAAACCGAAACGCCTCGTTCTCTAATACAAGTACAAACTTATTAAATTCTGCCTCGGTCATTTGCTATCACCTCCTTTCTTAGGAAACAATTCATCCAAGTAGAGCCAACGAATAATAATCCGTTCTGGATTTATTGGCTTGTAACCGCATTCCTTCCAACGTATCTTTTCGTATGTAGCCTCTCTGATATATATTGGTGGATTTATCTCACCATTAGGCTTATATACACACAAGATTCGTCTATCCAAGTCAGGAGCCTCAATTGCATCATGCCACAAGTTGCTCAGAAACTCATTGATTATTTTGTCTTTATTCTTCATATTTTCATTCTTCACTAAAATATTTTTTAACAAACGCCCGCTCGGTGAGCCATTTCCCTAACCCTACTCTAAAGTAACGCTTTGGTTTGCCTTTCGCAAACCCATATTCGTCACGAGGTGTATTAACACTTAGGTGTATCTTAGGAACATTGTTCACCGACACGTATGCGGTTATATATTCATCTGTGAATGCCCAATGCTGAACTTCACGGAACTTTACATTCTTAAAGAACATTTCCTTCATAAGCCTTAGTCCTTATAAATTGCATCAAGAGTGCTCCTGAAATTCGGATTATCAATAACGGCTTGGGCATCTTCTTTGTTCTTGAAGTAAATAGCTCCTTCGTTATAATTACTACTAGAAGTAATACCATATTCGCTGGTTCGCATGATATTATACTTACATTCATTAGAATTCCAATCCGGTTTCCAATCTCTATTATAGTACTTAGCTATAATCATTAACCTAGATAATGCAATTAGCTTATCCACATTCATATATGAAACTTGAATACATGCTGGACGAACATCTTTGTCTGCTAAAGCTGATATGGCATCCATATAGCCGATTACCCTCTTTCTAAGCTTAATAATACCAGCTTTCAAGTCACTTTTTTCAATGTCCACTTCCATTTCTTTAGGGATGTCAAGGACTATTTTTTTATCTTTCATTTCCATTTTTCTTATGTTTCATTTCCACAATATAATTTTATTCACAACCAACTCGAAGAACTTATATTTAGCATGCATGTAGTTGCGACCTAAATCAACTCCACCAACAAATTCTTCTCCATACCAAGAGATTGCCGTATACTTTACAATATCATGCTCTTCCGGATGATTCACACGCCCAATCCATACATCTGTGCGAACCAAATCGCAATACCCATAAGGTAATTTGGCACGTATCATCCTCGTATTCTCCGCATCAATGTAAACGTTCTTGTATTCCAGGTCAACACCTAGAATTTCACGATTAAGCTTTGCTACATCCATATCTCTTCAATCTTAAAACACTACGACAAAGTTCCTTCGGTTTGAAAGGATTCTTCTCCAATATTTTATTCACATCGTTTCGTAGCTTGCGGATTTCCCACTTCTGTGTAAGACGCATAGCCTTTAACAAACGATGGTCTCCGGCTAGCTTTCCTGCATCCGTTTTGCCACAATAATAGCCTTGTCTATAAGCCCAATATCGGGTTTTATAGACTTGCTTCATTATCTTCTTAGCTTGTCTTATTTTCATATCAACCTCACTTTCTGCGAAAAAACGTTCCATGACACCAATCGCTGCTTTCAACATACTTATGTAGTTTAGTACATCTTCCTTCAAATATACCATTGAAATATTTACAACGACCGCATTCCTTTGAAATTCTCAAAATAGAACAAAACAAACTAACGTTAGCACTCGGCATATTTGCCTTATTCCATCTGATAGTTGCTTTCTGATAGAGATTCTTTAATCTAGGAATGAATCTACTCTCTTTCTTAAATGTATATTTTGATTCGAAGTAACGTGTGTCCGTTCCTCTCTCCATCATATTCAAAATTTTCCTAGCTTGTCTTATCTTCATACATTACTTGTTTTATAAATTTCACATGTCCCCTCATAAATAGTGTTATTACTATAAATGTCATTATATTGCGAAATAGAAATTAATCCATTTGCCTTCATTTCCCGAAGAATGCCATCATACACACTTTCTATTGCTCTTCTCTTCAATTGCTCCATGCCAGATTTGTCACGGCAATAATATTGCATTTCAAATTTTGACATTGCAACTCTTGAATGAAGCTTAATAACTTGTGGCTTTATGTATCTAACTTCTATCTTTGGTTTGATGCCTAGTTGGTCAGCTAGCCATTGTTTCCATTTTGGCTTTACATCTTCTCCATCCAAACAAACAAGCAAGATGTAGATAAAGCTCATACTAAGATATAAAATTGTTATATACATAATCTACACCTCCTTACTCAAATTCTGTAAATACGCCAAGCATTCCTTTCCGATACTGCCTACCGCCTTGGAATAATCATCCTCGTATAATGATTCGTTACCATCATACCTACTAAGATATTTCTTTCTTTTTATATCAGCACCATCCATGATTTTAAGCTTTGCCACAATCACTTCATTACTGGTTGCCTTGCCAAGAAACCACAACATATTAGTTAATGCTAACTTGTTTGGTTCATAAGCATCAACATTGGATAATTCCGATAGCCTTCCTTGAATGTATCTCGTTAGTACCTTTTTGTAATTCATACCTTGTCCTCCTTATCGGGTTTGTTTACCCACATAGTTTCGTTCTCCAACTTTTCAAGTGCTTTTTCAAGTTCCTCAAATGCTTTTGACTTTTCTCTGTATCTCTCATCAGGAGGTATCATCACACCATCAATAGCACTACGAAACCTGTTTCTAGCACTGATTAATAATAACTTTACTTCATTTAATGTCTTTCGTTTGTAGAACTTTGGGACTCTGCTAACCTGCCACCAAGAATAGCATTCATCACTCCAAGGTTCAATCCACACAGGTTCTTTTGTGTCTTTATCTTGGCAATATACAATTCCACGTACTTCATCATTCAGCAAGAAAGCCTCTACCTCAAAATCCAAATCGTCTAATGTTGTATAAGTCTTGCTATACTCATTACGTTCCCTAGTGCCATCTCTTACGAACAACTCAAAATCGTTAAATAAATCTATTTTGAGTATCTCTAGGTTGTTGCTTTTAACAACATCTAGAAGTGACTCCTTAACGTTCATTTTGCTCATTGCTTATCCTCCTTGATTACTGGTTCTTCGATAATGTATTTACCTTCAATTTCAAATGGTAAAACGTTAGTAACATTTGCTCTGTAAACTTTACCATCTAAAGCCTTAAATAAAGGATGAATAACTGTAGGTAAATGAGGAACGCATTTATTGCAATGATGCACAACCTCAAAATGACCTTTTGAGCCATCACGCAATTTGCTTTCACAACACTCACAACTACCTATTCTATATTTGAAATATGTACGTGATAAAGCAGCTTCTTTGCCACAAATATCACATTTTCCAAATTCCATGTCTGCCATATTTTCTTCTTTTTACCCTCTCCCTGTTGCCAAGGAGAGGGTGGTTAATTACTTACTCACAAATAATAGCGAGCTGGCCACAAGCAGCTCCATTCTCAATTTCAGCCTTTGTTGCGATTGCTACTGCATAATCGTAGCCCATCTTTTCCAATTGATTCTTAATTGCATTCATACTTAGTAATCTCCTTTTCTTTAAATGATTTATAATATAATTGCTTAAAACCTAACTTTATCAAAACGTTAATGTAATCTCTATACTGTTTACTGATAAAGATTTCGTTGTTATTGCCAACAAATCTATACCATAAATTGTCAAGAAATACATTTGTCTTATAATGACCTTTATTGCAATCAATGATAACTAGCTTCCCACCTACCTTCAGATACTTCTTCAAAGCTGTAAAAGTTCTCTGTAAATCTGGGATATGATGAACAACGTTTCTTAGATAAAATACATCTACAGATTTTTCTCTAAGACCGACAATCTCATCTTTCCCATCATACTGAAAATCCAATTGTGGAAAGGTTGTTATATCGCAAGTTTTATATCCAGCCTTTGGATTATAGCCACTTCCGAAATCAATGCACAATTTTGTCATCATCAATATGATTATTTCTTCTTACAAGCTCATTGTTCTTAACGGCCTTGCAATACTTTTCCCAATCACAGAAATTTCCAAGAGGAGTTATGATAATATCGCTTCTGTTGTACTTCCCATAATTGCCAAACACTCCAAATGTATGGCCATTCCACTTGTAATCATAGAATCCATATCCGTCATCACCAACCTTTACAGAACCATCTGGGAGTCTTATCTCACCATACCTTGCCTGTAAATCTTCGCATACAATGCTATAGAAACCATCTGATAGTATAGTTTCCAGTAGTTGTGGATTCAAACTTTCCTTGCACTTAGGAATGTTTATTCTTGTGTTTGGAATAATCTCCTTACACAGAAGTGCCATATCTCTACGTCTTTCGTACTGTTCGATAGAAGACACGCTGATAGCGACCTCAGTTAATCCGGCATCTTTCAATGCAACGATGATGTCCTCATTAAGCAGTATTCCATTTGTAACAAGACAGATACCTTCAGATGTATAGTTGCTGACTATCTTTACAATCTTTACCAAATCTGGATTGAGCAAGCTTTCGCCTCCCATGATAGTTGCTCTTTTCAGAACACCAACCTTCTTCAATGTTTCCTCCATCTTATCACAATCCAAGCACAACGGTGACTTGAACTTTTGGTAACAGAAGTAACAATTTCCGTTTACTCCTGTACTTTCGTTCATGTTGCAATTCAGATTCGTGATAATCCTGTATCTAAAAATTCCCTTTTTCATACTAAATTAATTCCTTCTACTACACCAGTTCCAAGATGATTCTTTTCTGATATGTTATTCACATTGATAGGGGATAGCTTTACAAAGAAATAATCTTTATCAAACCACTCCTGAAGTTTATTTGCATCAAAATCTGATGTATCTACTAGAGTAAGATTGATTGTAGTCTTCAGATTGCTTTCTGTGCGAATCTGACCAAGCTCCTTGATTGTCATCTTGTTCTTATAAGGAATCAGCCAATTGCGTTTGTCATCATCAAATGAATGCAAGCTAATCTGCAATGTGATATTTCCCTTAATGAACGAGAAATCGCTTCCCTTAATGCCAATCGTTGATACGTAATGATGAGTATTTGGGTATTTCTCAGTAATAATGCGGATAGCATCCTTGACTGCATCAATATTGAGGAATGGCTCGCCCATACGAGTATAGTTAATCTTAAACTCTTTTGCTTTGCTTGGGTCAGCACCTGCCTTGTTGATGGCAAATTCAACCTGTTCAACAATTTCTTCTGCCGTAAGATTGCGATAACGTTTCATGTTACCAGTAGCACAGAACTTGCATCTTACTGGACACCCACTCATTGTAGATACTCCAATCATCCAACGTTCCGTGCGGTCGCCAAGCTCATTGTTGTCGAGCTTATTCTGATGTCTGCCTATTGCATCTTTGGTGTAATAAGGCAAGAATGTATCTGTAGTTTCAACTAGAAATCCATCTTCTAACTGAAGGCAATACACGACACCATTTTTAAATGTTTTCTTTCTTAATTCTTTCATATTACCATCTATTTATATCCTTTGCAGGATGGCTAGTTACTCTATTTCATATTTATTGCTTATACAAGCATCAATGGCTTTTATAGCTATGTCAATAGCTTCTGCTTCATATTCATTAAGACACATTATTCCGCTTAAAAAGACCTTTGCTCGTTTATAATTCATTGCCATATTACTATCTATTTATGCCTAAAGGCTGTTAATCAATCTCATCACAATACTTATAGATATAATCTCTGACAAAATACAAGTCAGAGCCTATTTGCTCCCTTGCACTTTTCTCTACGTCTATACGCTCAAAATTCTTATTGATTCTATTAATATAATAACCAATATCGGACATAAATTCCTTGCGCTTTTTTAATGTCGCCTTATAATCAGCAGTCTTCTTGCTGATATAGCTGTTAACGACAATGGCGGTACAAACAATCGCCACAATAATAATAGCTGTAATACAATTTAAAATCATAATCAATCAATTTGTGCCCGAAGGCGTTAAACATTAAACTATATAAGACAAGCTGATACCAAATATACCTGCTCCTAATATCATAAGTATGACTCCTTGGAGCATATATGCAAAATCTTTCAAGAACAAGTACACTCCAAATATAATCAAGACTATACCTATTATAAATATTACTTTCATACCTACACCTCCATTTCTGATGTGATTTTAAAAGCAAATAGGATATGCTGTAACTCGTGGACGTAACTGATATACCCTCCCATAATATCATTATTTATTGAAACAGACCAACTAATACCGCCGTCTGTGCAAAGTTTAATTCTTGGAATACGACTATGCCTAAAGTATATTTGTCCCTTACTCCATCCATTCTTAAGAAGAATGGCAGATGTAAGAAGCACTGGCTTCATATCCTCAACACTTACAAAGCAATACACCAATCTTTCTTGTGGGCATGACAAGTCAAAGTGACTTCCGTCTCTTGGTTCTTTGACAACCATGATTTTGTTGTCGTACATGACAACATCCTCATTAATATATTCTAACTTATCCATACGCTTTACTTTTCTGTTTTCATCATTAAAGCTAACTCACACACCTTGTGGCACATTTGAAGTACGTCTGATATACTTCTAGTGCTCCAATTATAGTACATTCTTCCGTGGTCTTCGGTTATTACAACAACCTGCTTATCACGGATGATTCGCCATATCATTTTCAATTTGTGTATCATACGCTTTACTTTATTACACTAAGTTCTTTCTAGCCCAAGCTTCTGCCTTTGTCTTAGTCTTGAACTTTTTATCTTCCACTTCATGCCAAACACCGGAAGGAGTGTTCTTATACTCGATGAGAAATAAACCTTTCTCTATCTTAACTATTCTATATTCAAAATACATACTCTTTACTTTTTTTTTTACGATGATTATACTTATCACAACACCAAGTAAACTGACAAGCCCAGCACTTTGAGCCATCACATTTCTCGTTATGCAATTTATACTTTTCCATACACTTTACTCCTTAACTTCTTTAAAGATTACTTTTTTTCTTTTTTTCCCCATCAGAACGGTCTTCTGGTTCACACTGAAATCCATCAGCCCAATCATTATATGTCGGGTTATAACACGTATCATCATGGTCAAAGAAACAACCATCACAACCTTTCTGCTCAACCGCTTCAAGAACAGCTCTTTGTCCAACTTTAAGCTCTTTCATAATCAAAATGCAATTCTAAAATCCTTACATTTCAAAGTTGGTCTCTTTTTGAGGACAAACTTCTTTAAATCTTCAAAGTCTATCGGGAAGAGCGCACAATATTTATACTTTAATGTGCAGACGAATCTTCCGTTGAGCATAACATCGAATGTGAATATCTTCATAGGTCGCCTCCTTTCTTTTTAGGAACATACTCATCTAACTCATCACTAAACTCATAGCAGTCTGGGCAGTAATGCTTATCGCCAATTTCTACCCATTCGGATTCCATTGCTTGTTCTCTAGCAGTACAGATGTCCACCCAACAGTCAATGCCATCATCCACACCATAAGTCTTTCCGCATCTGTCACATACAATAGAATACATAGTAACTGACTTAATCATGGTTGTCTCCTTTCTTTGGAAGTAAATCTTCTTTGTAACACCACTTATCTATTTGGTAAATAGAAACTTCCTCTTCCCAATTTTCTATAGGAATACGCTCACAGAATAACACTTCTAACGAACAATGCTTATCCAAGTAAGCAATATCAACATATTTATTTTCAGGCTCTTCGCTAGCAGGATGCCACAAGTCCTTCAAGGACTCTTTGATAGCCCACTTAGCACCACTACAAAATTCAGATGAAATAAAGCCACATTTACTAATAGCAGCTTCTTCTATTTTCTTATTGTCTAAAACCATTTTATTAACCTTCATAACCATTATTACGTAGTTCTTCAATTAAAATCTTAACATCTTCTATAGATTCTCTTGCGAGAGTTCGTAGATGAGTTCTGCGAACTGCTTCAGGGCAAGCGCATCTATTATCATGTTCATAATCTTCCCCTCGTTGTTTTACTTTATCTCTAAACAACTCGGCAGATTTCTCATACAAAAAATCTAATTCTATTTCAGATAATTTCATAATCAAACCTCCTCTTTAAATTCGGACTAACACTACAAGCCTTTATTTCGATTATCGAAAATATGCTCACAAAAAATCTTCTTAAGTACTTTCATATACCTAATCTTTTATATCTTTAATATAGCACCACTTTGTGATGTTGTTTCTCCTTACATAATCTTTCCAATAAACAAAAGAGTAAAGATAATCAGCTTCGTACTTAATACCTCCATCGTCTCCATCATACCATTCTGTAAGAATCCATTCTTCGTAGTTTGGAGCTTCTTTTGCAGAGTACCATTTAGTCATTGTTCACCTCCTTCCTTATCATAAAGTAATCTTCTTCAACTTTATTATGTAAGTAGTATAAAAGTTTTAACTTTGTGAGTTTTTCCAACTTTCTTACTACATATTTTATAGTATTAGGACTTATATAACCGTCAGTCCAACCTCTTTTCAAAAGCCATTTAGTACTCTCCTTGTAGAATAACTTCTTGCATTTTCGTTTATTCATTTTCAATCTCCTTCACATAAAGTTTCGTTAACCTCATCATTGTATGTATGAGTAACCGGATTATACTCGGAATGGGTTGCATATACCCTACCTTTCCGGTTAGTGAAATAGATAGCATTTCCTTGGTCATAAAACCTGTACACTGTTATACTATCAACAACAAACAATTTCTCGACCTTGAATTTGTCAACAGAATCCGAGATTTGGACTCTTGTACCCTTACCTTTGCAACCTACCAAAATGGCGGCAACGGCAATTATCATAAATACCTTTTTCATATCAACTTCTTTTCTTCTTGACGAATCCGTCATTCATCATAACCTAATATGCTAAAGAACTCATCCATTTTTGGATTTAGATTATTTGCCATTAACATATATGCCGGAACGGAACGACCGATGTTGCACTCTAACTTCAATGCATGTATCATTACTGAAGCTTGTTGGCTTGAAATCTTAACCCTATCCAATCTGGAAAGTATTTCGCTCTGCGAATATGCATTACGAAACACTTTCTTGATAAGACTTTCTATGTACTTACGCTGCTTGTCCGTCATTGCTCTTATTGTGCTCAAGAGACTCAACCAAAGCCTTCAGACCATTGAAAGTAGCATCCACCAATTCCTTGCTATCGGAAGCATCAAAATACCAATTTCCAATAATCTTGCTATTATTTTCGGCAAACATCGTAATACTCGTATGAGTATTTGAAGACGACATCTGGATAGACTCCTTTGTTCTACCCATGAGGCTGGCAATCTTTGCCAACACCTCTACATAAACATTATTCTTTTTCATTTTTCTTCTTACAGTTTTTAAGGTGTGTCTCACCTTTTTAAATTAGTAACCTTGTTTCTTAACTACGATGCAAAGATACAAATAAGTTTTGAAACATGCAAGTATTTTAATGTATTTCTTTTGGTGTTTAACGTACTATAATATTACAAGCCAAATGTTAGCTGACGTTAACACAAAAATCCCCACCACTACATTATTATATATAGTGATGGGGCAAACATTTAAAACAAAATAGCATTATGGATTTCTTCGATTACTATCTAGTATTTTCTTTAATTCTCCATCTACATCAAGTACTCCACCTTGCCAATCGGACTGAATATCTAAACTAAACCAACCACCTTCTTTTGTGCGAGCAAACCAAATTTCATTCTTATCATACTCTTTAATAACACAACCAATGAAATAGTCAGTTATTCCATTCCAAATCCAACTACACACTTCTGAATTAGTCTTGAATGCTTGCTTTACATAATCCGGTGCATAGGCATATAAAACCACGTCCTTTATGATTGCCTTATACAACCTAGAGCAACAGACCTTACCATCATCAAAGAAAGGAATAACCTCACCTATTTTAGGTATACGCTTTATATCTTTCATTTTAAATCAAGTCCTCAACATAAGCCCATTTATAGATGGCGTTGGACTCCGTAAACTTCTTCCACCATTCCTCACCCATGAAATTCAGATGCTTGAAACGCTTGCGAACCTTGGTCAAACCGACAATGCGTCTGTTGTGCTCAGGCAATTTTTCTACCGGATGCCAAGCACATTCCTTTTGGCATTTCATTCCCAACTCCAAGGCTTGTTTGGCTATCTGCCTTGCACCTTGATTAAAATCTATCTTATCAATTATTAATTCTAAGTCCATAATCAGATTGCTTTTATATTAACTTTGTCATCAAAAAACGCTTCTAGCACTTCCTTGGCTTTTGCATCTGCTTCATTCAAGTCTTTGCACTTGACTACTTGAACACCATAGCCTATAGGGTTACGCAATTCGTAGCAGCCATCAGCCTTAACCAAGCGAAGGAAAATATCTCCACCTTTAAAGCGGTATGAATACCCTTCAGTTGCTTCATTCCACTGTCTAACAATGTTCCTTACCGCCATAGATTCTTTGTACTTTTTCCAATGTAGCACTAGCACCCTCAATATAGGCTGCGATAATAACATTTCTATATAGCTCACTATTTTCCTTATCAATTCCTACCAAGCCTTCTGTTGACCTCAAAGGCTCAATTGTAAATTTATAGGCCTCCTCTACTATCCAGCTAGGAACTCCATTTGAAATCAAATTCTCACAATACTCATTCATAATTTAACCTTTTTAAATTAGTGGATGACAAGGGATTTAAACCCTTGTTGGTGCCAATACCTCCCCAGTGACCCAGTACACGGAATGTTTAATCAGAAAATCCGCTCCAAGTTTGCGAGGGTCGCATTGCTTTCAGTTGCCAATGCCACTCATCCGTTTGTCAGCGACAGATGCGAATTTGAAGACTGTGCACCATTCCCAACCTTGCCCAAGGGTTTCTGCCGCTGACTTATGGGCTTTTGCCAATGGTTGTCGGCAAATTTTAAGTGTTCACATCTTACGATGCGGTATTAACGATCTCCCAGCCCACGGGAACAACCATTAGCGATAGGCTATTGTAGTTATGAAACTTCCAAATAAAGCCGTGCGACTCCTAAGTTTACAATCCCGCCCCCACGCAAGGCATCACACGGCTTTGACACGTGGGTATTTGTAGATTATGGAATCCTACCTCGTCTTCCTTATATCATACCGCTGCCATCCTGCTGCCCAATCTACCGGAGCTGCATTGCAGCAGAGAAACGATGTATTCACACTATACAAAGCAGCTCTGAACCCATCCAGTTCTTCTGCTGTGAACGGACAATCCTTGTTTACTCGCCTTGTCATAATTTCACAACTTTATAACCAAGCCGACTTGCAAGATCAAGGAACACGTTAAAGCCTTCCTGTGCAAGTTCTGTTCCTGACACCACTCCATTCTTCATAGTGAAGTAACGCTTTGTATTGTAAAGCGTATCCTCCAAGCAATAAGTTTCTTTCATTTCTTCTTTCTAATCAATAGTAAACAACCTTTCGACTGGTCTCTTTGTTATATTAGGGTTAAGAGAGTTTGTTACTTCCTTTTCCCAAACACATCTGAACTCTTGCGGCATCTGGTACTCGCTGATAAAGACCTTATGACCTCTTCTAGCCATTTCCATGCACCATATATAGAAACTTTCGTAATCGAAGTTCTTTGACACATCGTACTTTTTCGCATCTTTGTAAGGTATGTCGCTATACACGATACTCCTATCCGGTATCACAAGTTCATCATAACTGCCACTATAGAACTCGACACCTTTGAGAAGAGGAACATCACGCATTGTGTTTTCTATCTGCTCCCTTATGTAATCTCTTGCCTTTCCGTTCTTGCCGACAACATTATGTCCGCTATAGCCACCATCAAAGAAACGGCCATTAAAGCTAGCCATAAACCCTATTAGTCCAACACCAGCTTCGGTAAAGAAATTATTCTTTCCGTGATAACAATCTCGTGCAAAATCATACAACGTCTTACTAATATGGTTGAAAACAAGCCCATCATTTTGAAGATACTTCCACATTTCGATAAGGTACTTATTCTTATCGTTGGCAATCCTGCGATACGTGTCCGGAACGTTCTCAATAACGCTACAGCCACCACAGAAAGCATCTACAAACGTATTATGCTCTTTGTCCAGCATAATCGGCAATATCTCATGCACGATTCTAGCCTTACTACCCATGTACTTCATCCTATCAACTTCTTAATCATTTTAACACCTCGCTTGCCAAACTTTCGCTCGACAACCGCATTGTAACTCACTCCATCAATGGAACACTCATCCGGATAGCGTTCTTCAAGCCAGTCCGTAAACTTCAGCAAGTTGAAGACCAACTCTTTTCTCGCTAAAAGAAACCGTATATCAATAAACTTTCCAAAGCTAACACCGAAGATTTTCTGAAATTCGTTACCTATCGGCAAGAACTCACTTGGTTCAATTTTCATCAGCTTGCTTTCTTAGATGTCACACTCTCCAATGGATAGTCACTCTTCATAAAGTCACTAATTCCTATGTATGTTCGCTGCAAATCCTTCTCATCGCCCTTCATGTCTTCCGTTGCGTTGATAGCCGCCTCATTCAAAGTCTGTTCGTTAAAGACTCCTTTTCTTACCTTATCAAAATAAGAAAGAATTTCTTTAGTCATCAAATGGTCAGCAAGTCTCTTGAAATCCTTGTCCATCACTAATGCCATGAAGTCATAAGAGTTTTCAAAGGCCAAGATAGGAGCAAAGTCCTTGAACGCTTGCATTAAGTTAACATGCAATTCTTCATACAACTTGCGGACGATATTCTCATAAGTTCCCAAACAAAGGTTAGTAAGATTGTACAGGATGATTGCATTCGCATACAATCCGGACTTCTCACCTATTCCTAAGTTCTGTAATCTTAAAGCAAGCTTATCACGTAACTTGTATAAGTCATCACTAATCTTGTCATAGAACGTTATTGCAAATTCATTGTTGAAATCAGCGTTAGGAACATAGGTGTCGTAATATTCAATTACCTTGCGAAGATTCTTCTTGCAATCTACCCATTTTTTCTTGACTTCAAATCTTACGCATTTCTTTTTCAGAACACTCTTTTCGATTTTCTGAATAAAACACTCTGCCAATACCATTTCGACATATACATACTGCTGAAGATAAGCCCTAGTAACGACCATAACCTTATTCACTTCGGTTTCGGTCATTCCATGCGGAACACTGATGATTATCTTCTTGCCACCTACGTTCAACAAGACTCTTCTGAAACAATTAACACTAGGCATGATGTTTTCTATTAGAATATTCAACAACCTTGTTATAGCACTCTGTCCTTACCAAATCCTCGACCTTATTCAATACGATAGCCTCATGGGTATCATTCATATTGACTTGTGGACAGCAAATCTGATAGAAATACTTTGTCCTGATGATAAAACCAAGCAACTTGATTTGTTCCTTGAATACCCGACCGGACACCACCTTATCAAGTTTCTTCTTGCCTTCGAAGAGATTCAAGCTCTCTTCTCTACGATAAACTATATCGGTCTTAACCGAAAAAATCTTTCCGAACATAACTAGTCCTCCAAATTTCTAAGCGTTTCAAGACTCTCATCATTATCAACATCATAGCCGATATGATATTCGTTGCCTATTCTAGCACCAACATATACCTCTTCTGCATCCAAGATATAACGGAACATCTGTTCACGCACCTTTATCTGTCCTTCATTCAATCCAAGTACATCAAAGCACTCTTCCTGCAATGACTTATATGGTTTCGTTCCCATATATGAGACATAAGCCAGCTTGCCTTCCTGATGCAATGGCTTCCACTTCTCCCACCAATGGTTGCGGTACTCCAAGATACCTCTTTCTACTCCATCGGCACAAACATGTTTAACTATTCGTAATTTCATTATCTACCTTTTTTAAAACCACTTTAACTATCTTCCCATCACACTTGAACACACGAGACTTAATCTTGTATGTAAGGTTGTTAATCACAACTTTATCTCCAACACAAGGCATAAAATGAAAGTCGTAATTTTTCCAAATGATATTTCCTTCGTACTCGAATTCAACCATTATTCTGCTCTCCTAATGTTTTCTTATATTTATCCAACATTACTGAATTAATCTCTGACCAAAAAGTTACAATTACGTCCTTGGAATCAACATTATTCTCCTTTGCTATGAAATTTCCAGCACTGACGAAATCAAAATAGCCTTCAATCGTCTCTTGTGTACCAGTACATATTCGTGTTATGCCTTTCTTGACATACTTAGCCACAAAATAATAGCATTTCTTCATCGCAATAACTCCCTAATAAATTCGTTACGCATCGGCTCTACGATGCTTGTGTACAAACTCTTTTTATCTTCCGGAATATCATCCGGTGTAATAGAGAACATCAACAAATAAGACATCGGAATCTTCAATACCTTGCATATTGCATCAATCTTATTCTTACGTGGAAACGTTCTTCCGGTCTCCATAAACAACATATTTGTCTCGCTACAACCGATAGCCTTACCAAGTTGTCGTTGGGTCAAGCCCTTGCTTACCCTCATTGTCTTAATCGCCTTTCCTAAATCCATTAAAACCTCCTATTTTAATTTTTCAAATCTATTCTTAATTGCAATCATGGCATCCTTGACTCCATCCTTATATCCAACAGAATACAAGGAACAATCCTCTTCGCTCGGTTTTCCGGTTTTTGATTTCAAAAACTCTTCTATCTCACGGAAACCATACTCCAAGAATCTGAGAAACATAGCGTTCTTCGTGATAGCTGGTCGTAGAACATCTTTAACCCAATCCCAGCCATCACCATAACCTAACGTGAAATTTGATTTTCCACAATATCTCACTTTCGGCTCATCCAACCATTGTTTTATTATTTCCTTTTTTGTCATCATTCCCAGTTTTTATGGTGTGTCTCACCTTTTCAAATTAATAACCTTTATTTCTTAATTACAATGCAAAGATACAAAGAATATTTGAAACATGCAAGCATTTTAATGTGTTTCTTTATTTTATTAATGTATTTTAATTATTTAATATGATTTCTACCATTTATTTTAAAGTTTTTACATTTTTCTCTTTCTCAAACACTCTTGCTACTATCACCTGTATCCTTAAATTCGTCTTACCATGTTCTTTAACGTGTGCCACACGCTTTGTAGTTTTTGCACCTTGCAGCAATTTCTGTCAGTCTCTTCCCTTGTACTTTCGTTGTGCTACCTTTCTTGCATTTCAAAACATTTCCTATACTTGTCTTTTGTATTTCCAAGAAATGGACGCAACAAAAACAACTTCTAAAATTCTTATCCATTTGACATTTCTGCTTTAAGTTTCTTCCTTTGAGTGACATACTCCCTCGCTACTTGCAAGGGATTGTTGGGTGGTTAGCGTGGCTGCGCCCTTGCGAGTGCTTGGGCGACTTACTACCACTCCCCAATTCGGCAATGCCCTGCCGAAGTATATTCTCAGCTGCGAAGAGGTCTCTAGGATGAACTGCACCACAACTAGGACAAGTCCAAACCCTATCACCCAATGACAGCTTATCATTCTTATAACCACAGGTACAAAGGCGGGTCGATGGGAAGAAGCGGTCTATCTTATGAACCTGAACGCCATACTTCTTCGCTACGTGCTCCAACTTTAAGACAAAATCAGCGTGTGCCAAGTCAGACATCTTTCGTCCCCAACGCTTTGTCATTCCATCCAAGTTCAAGTCCTCCAAGCAAATCAAGTCGTAACGCTTGCACAACTCATGCGCCAGCTTCCACTGAAAATCGGAACGCTTATTCACGATGTTTCGATACAATCGCTCCAACTCCAACTTCTTGCGTTTGCGGTTGTTGCTGCCTTTCTTGCACTTCGAGAGGTTGCGAGACCTGCGCCTAAGCTCATGCAAGTCAGCTTTAAGGAACTGAGGATTATCAATCTCACGCCCATCGCTCAAAGTCATGTACTTCTTCAAACCAAAGTCGATACCCACGGATGCACCATTATGTGACTTTCTGTTGGGTCTGGCTTCTTTATCTAAACAAAGGATTATGAAGAACTCGCCCAGCTTGTTGCGCTTGACTGATACCCTCTTGACCTTGCCATCATAAGGACGGCTCAGAGAGAACTTAAAGGATTTCTTTATTTTGTTTATAACGAACTCGTTTCCACTGAGGGAATAACCATTGTCAGTAAAAACAAATGAGCAAAACTCAGATGCCTTTTTGAATTTCGGTGGACGCTTCGCATCGTGCTTAAAGAAACGTTTGTAAGCTATATCCAAACGCTCTAAGATTTCTCTAACGGTATGACCATTTAATAAAGTAGGCTTGTATCGCTTAGAGAAATGCTTAAACATCGTAAATTTTGGAATGTACTTGTAGTACAGCTTGTAGTATCTCTTCTGCAAGGCAAGCGCATGATTCCAAACATAGCAAGCCTCTCGGAGCATCTTATCCAAATGCTTCGTCTTCTTTGTCCGATATAGCTTGTACTTGTATGAAATCATATCTCTTAATTTTAAACAGTTTTTTAATTGGTGTGTCTCACCGAAATCCACTTGCAAAGATACAAAATTCCTTCCATATATGCAAGGAAATAGGCAAGAACTTTCACCGAAAAATTATACATCGTTTCTTTACGCTACCATTGATAGCATTTCTTTAGGTTGCATCTGAATCCATTGACAAGCATCCTTGCGGAAAAAGATGTCCGAATCGAAACGATTGCCATCCACAATGATGTGGCTACCCTTGCACTCGAACTTGTGGGCTTGGGTCAATGGTATCAAAAGGTACGTATTACCCTCTTTCTTGTCGTACACAAGCGTCAAATCCGTGCCGATAACCTGTGATACCACCTTGTGCTCATCTGAGCTTAAAACACCAATCTTCTCATTGTAGCTCACATAAAGAGCATCCATCAAATTCTTATCCATATCTTTGTTCTTTTTAAATCGTTAGTAATCTTGTTATGCAACTCGAATCAAGTTGTAAGCCTTGAATTGTCTCCATTCGCCCTTGACCATATCCCAATACTTGATACAGTCTCTGTAGGTCTTACCCTTGCCATTAGGCACGTAATCAATCTTATCTTGTACCAAAGTGCCGAATGCCTGACGGATAGAGCCATCCACCTTCTGAAAGTAGAACTCGACAACTCTCTTCTTCATCGCCAACTTCAGCTTCAACACTGCCCACGCTTGTTTCAAGCACTCTGACCAGCTCATTGTTGCTGATTTCAACTCAAAGGCTCTGTGTGCCATTGCCATCACTTCTCTCATCATGTTCTTGAATGAATTAGCCATAATCAACTAAACGGTTTTACGAGTGCCACTCGGCTGCATTGCAGCATCTAAATGTTATTGTTTCTTGTTTACGTATGCAAAGGTAATGCTTTTATTTTACCCAGCCAAATAAAAGTACTATTTTTATATTACTTTTAACTCTTGTTAGTAAAATAATAGCATTACATTCTAATTATGAAACACTTTTTAATAATATTTTCTTTTTACTTTACCAAAATTTGCGTACCTTTGCGTCAAAATAAAGTATTACCTTTAATATATATAAGATTATGTTTAGAATTGAAGAAATATTAAAAGAGCGTGGTCTTACCAAAAAGGCTTTTGGAGACCTTATAGGGACATCAAAACAAAATGTAAATGCCCTCTTAAAGAATCCGACACTTAACAAATTGGAAACTATCGCAAACGCATTGGAAATCCCAATTTGGCAACTTTTCGCATCCCCAAATGAATTGTCAGAAAACAAATCGGATGCCACAAGTGATTTTTTCGCCCTCTTCAAGCAAGGGGACACTTGTCAGTATACATCTTCTATAATAGAGGCGGAAGAAATCTTGCAAAAAATAAAGGAGGGGAAATAGTATTCCTCTCCTTACATATAATCTATCTAATCCTTCTTTCTCTACCATATTTACTTTCTATTTATTTCCACCACCAAGTCGCTCATTTTCCTCCTTTAATAAATCCTCAAACTCCTTACGCTTTGCTCGCATATTCTCGAACCATTTACTTGGTGTTACAGGACACCCCATAAGCCAATGGTCGAAGTTTGGAATAGGCAAATTGAACTCACTGGCTTCAATCGTATAATCGTACCACTTCAACAACTCTTCCTCTGGAGCATCCTTGTCTATATCAGTTACAATAGTAGCCATATCGAAAGTTAAATCACCGCAATTGGCTATTCCACCAACTTGGCCACCTATCCAAAATGTCTCCGTATTATCCAATCCGTAAAACTCATGCTTCTCACAGAATGCCTTCAAGTAAGCATTGCAAGCATTCTCGTAATCATTCTTTAATTTTTCTTTATACATAATCTTTAATCCTTAAACAGTTTCTTAACCTCGCTATTCTCCTCCTTTGGATGGGAGCACATAACTACTTGCGTTCTTGGGTTATGCCTCACCTGCCATTCGCAAGTGTTGCAGCCCAAATCACCAACTTTATTAATGGCATTGGTATATCTGCCTTTCTCATCATAGGGGCAATCAGTAACAAAATCCTTTCGTCCCCAGATGTACTCCTCTATCTTGTATGAGATAGCATTTGCTTTCTCCTTTTTCTCTTTATTATTCAAAAACATCATATTGTCAATATTTAAAATAGGCATAGCTGACCATCATCAGCGACCTTTACTTTACTTTCAGGAAACCAAAGTTCCTCTAATATCCTTACCATGCATGCTACAACAATCGAATTTCCAGCAGCCTTTTGAAGACTCGACTTTGACACTCCACTTTCAAGCATTCTATCAATGTATTCTTCGTCAACGTCCATCAAACGGAAAAGTTCTCTCGGAGTCAAACGCCTAATGCGTAAACTTGTATCTCCAAGCACAACCAAGGAGTCCTTGCTCGCAGATGTAATGGTATTGGCTATATTCTTTCCAATCTCAACCTTTGGGCTATGCTTTTTGCCTTTTATCCACTTCCCTTCAGAACGTGTTCTTATAGCTGCACTCATAGGCTCTTTCCATTCATTAGCCACGAACTTCTCTTTACACAGCAGGGCATCGCTCAAAAAGTATTTCTCGTCCACATTTTCCTCCAAGACATCAACCAAGTGTTTCTCCAGCTTTATCTTTCTCGGAAAATGATAATCTATCTTTTCTCCATCATTTCGTATAGAGAGCATAAAGACACGCTTTCTGTTCTGAGGAACACCACAATCGGCTGCATTTATCACCTTAGCATAGTTGACATATCCATAGGATTCCAACTCCTTACGCCACTTATTGAAGAACCCGATGAACTTTGTTTGAACCAAAGCCTCAACATTCTCCATTAAGAGGTATTTCGGTCTCTTGGTAATAATGGCGTTTCTTGTGAACCAAAGGATAGAGGAACGGGTGTTGCTTCCCTCCTCTATTCCTTTCTGCTTTCCGGCTTGCGAAACAGACTGGCAAGGTGTTGAATATGTCAGCAAGTCAAAGTCTTCAACCTTGCTCCAATCTATCTTTGTCATATCACCGAAATTCTTGCAGGATAGACTAGGAAAACAAGCATTATGCAAGGCTATTGCACTTGGCTCTATCTCCGACCAGCCGATGCACTCGTAATCGAAATCAGAATGGTTCTTCTTCAACCGCTCTAAAGCCATCAGTTGTGAGTCGTATCCGGCACATAGTTCGAATGTCCGTATCTTCATAATCAAACAAATTTCCAAATATACCCATAAGCTGTTTTTTGTTTACCAAGACAAACTCGCCCTATGCTTTGATGAGCATACCCATTCAATCTCTCAACCTCACGTATTCCTTTGTGAATTGCTATCAGATTTCCATCTAAGGAATATTGTGCTATTGGTTTTGAACTAGCCTTCTTATTCCCAAAAGCACCAGCTTTTGTCCATTTCTCAATATTACCACTATATTCTTGATTATACTTTCTACTACACCATTCTAAATTGCCAACATAATTGTTTTCTTTATTCTCATCTTTATGATTTATTTCTTTATAACTTTTCGGATTAGGCAAAAAAGTTTTAGCAACAAGGCTATGAACAGAATAAACTTTGTCCACACCATCCTTGTACAAATGAATGGTAATATACCCATTGCGTGTTTTAGAAGATTTTCTTATTTTTTTAGTAATCAAAGAAAATACTCTTCCATAATTGCTTACTTGGTAATATCCTTCAAATCCTTTTATATCTTTGAATATTTCTTTTTCCATATTTCACTCTGTTACTCTCAACCCTGCCTTGATTTCGGCAGCTATTCTACCTTCGTTCGCCAATCTGTCGCAAAGCTCGTTATATTCAACCCCCGAATGGCTCTTCACCTTGCGCCAAGTGATGTGTGCTACATGAGCGGAATGCTTTCTAAACTTCTCCATCAAGTCTAAGTTCTTGTGTGCAGAATAAACACCGCTCAAAGTCTTTAGTGCATATTGGCTATCACTATGAACCGTCACAACCGCACCCTGTGGACAATGACCGACACCACAAATGATTGCCAAAAGCTCCATACGGCTAATTGTCGTGTCTATAGTTCCGTAGTTTCCCTGCTTATACACCTTACCTTCGTGTAAAATCACATAGGCAGCACCACCAGTATACTTTCTCCGATTGGTATCAGTCCGTAAAACCGCAGAACCATCTGTCCACACTTCGTAGCAGTCGTGCATCTTCTCTTCCTTGGTCTTGAACTTGAAACCATGCTTGCGGTAAGTCTGGCTTGGATCCTTCAAGGAATTCCATTTCTTGACCAAATCCTCCCATTTCTTAGGGACTTTACCGCTTGGCAGCAACCATCCGACATCATCGAAGCGACCATAAAGCCACTTTAGGTTGTCTTTCATAAAACCTGCCATCGAGCAATACATTGCAAACTCTTCATAAGTTGGCTTTGCAACGATTCTGTGCTCATTCCCCTTTGTTTGTCTTCTTTCTCCCATAGCTTCTTTCTTTTGTTTGTTTTCTTCCCTACAAGAACCTTCTACTATGTTATAGTGATATACTACGTATATCGCTATAATCTATTACTTGCTCACATATACGCTAGGATACAGTGAAGTGAAGTAATATATGTGTTGCAAAAGGGAAATACTTACATTTTTTGTTTTTTACCCATATAATTTGTAAGATACTCATTACCTTCTATTAAGTCATTTTCTCTTATTCCTTTCTTTGTAAACTTAGTAGTTACACGATGTACATGATTCCAAAGCAAGTGCATAAACTTACGCTCTTCTTTAGCATCATTCATCGTATAAACCTTTCCGAGAGTTTGCCAACCAGACCATTCTCCAGTCTTTACATTGCGCCACGCAAAGAAACGACCTTTCTTTGGATTTTTTGCATACCATTGTTTCGCAGTAACATCATTTAAATGGGAAATAACACATTCAGATACTAATTTACTCTCTCTTACTACACCATCATTCACCATTTGCTTGATGTACCTTGAAACGGTTGACTTAGAACGTCCAATTCGCTTTCCAAACATACGATGAGTCTGTACCTGTTCCTTCTCCGGTATCTCTACGGAATTTTTATGTGAAGTCTTATAAGTAGCCCTTTGACGAACAAGTACATCGTTTTTTAGAAGAACGAGTCGGAGCATTTTCTTTATCTCCCTTAAAGTATGTGGCTGGTCTTTGTCATATTTCAACTTATATACATTGTCTTCGCTTGTTGCCTTGTAACCATGATAGCAAGACTTTATGTTGTTACGGAATGGCTTGCAAAAAAGCACACCATTCTTTTCGCAATATGAAACAGCCTTAGATTTCAACATCGCATCGAAAACTCTCTTTGCAGTGTTGTACTTGCAATGAAGACATTTCATTAAAGCCTTAATCGGCTTTCCTTTAGTATGTAAAGTTGAAAATTCAAAATGTTCTTTTATAATTACACAGGCACAGAACACCTCAAAAACCTCTTCATTCTCCAAGGCTTTAGACAATCTTGCAATTGGTATGTTCAATGTTCTATTCCTCATAATTATAACACTTTTTATTCTAATAAGGATAAAAGAAATCCTTACCCTTCATTCGTCTGACCCCGAAATCTAGGTAAGGATTATCGTGATATGGCTTTCGCCACGGAAAATCTTATTGATTCTTGTAAGCGGGTCAGCACCAACAAAGCACGCTGCAAAGGTACTAATTTATTTTCAAGCCGCAAGTGGTTTAGTGTGTTTTATTTTACTTTCTGCGTATTTTTAACACACAATTCGATTTTAGTTACATATATAAAACTATAAACACATTAAACCACTTGCACTTTTAACATTTAACGCTCTAAGGCATTTTCAAGATAAAAAAAAGAGAGCAACCACCATCACTGGCAGCTGCTCCATAAGTTGTTACCTAAAAACCAATCTAAAACCTTAATAACTAAAAACCAACCTAATAAAATAACTTTTTCTTATATTTTACCGTGAGAAAGAAAATCATTGTAACCAACATCAAGGAAACAAGCCAAAAGGAAATCATTCCGAATTTCCAATAGAATAAGTCCCATCCCGCCAAGTCTTTCTCGATATATTCCTTTTTGGTCTGGACAATACTCAACTCTCTGTTGAGGCTGTCCCTCTGAGCCTTGTATATACTTGCTTGCTCTGCTATCTCCTTATAATGAATAAGGCTATCTTGAACCTTGGATAGTTCCTTGCTGTCCCTGTATCTTATCTCTATGTGAGTAGAATCCTTACCTAGCACCTTGCCGTTCTCATCTACCCTTGTCTTGACTTCATCCTTGATGTATGTGGAATCCTTAACCTGCTTTTCGGTCTGCTCCCAATGATAAGATAGTAAGCTATCCCGAATGAGCTTAACCCTTTCATTGACGATTGAGTCCCAATGAGCATAAGTAGTAGTGTCTCGCACCACCTTTTCCACTTCTACATATTTTGTTGTCCGGCATCCGTACATCATAAGCATGATGAAGAAACCTACCAATATGGTAACGAGCCAACGCCACCAATCAAATCTAAGTTCCATATCAACCTCCTTTTTGAGCGCAAAGGTACAAATAAAACCAAAAGGAACAATTTTTCTGTCCACGCTCTCTTTTCCAAAATTTCAAAAGTGAAGAAAAACCACCACACAATTAAGTATGATGGCCTTACTAATGCCTTAGTTGAGCCTGTATCTCGTAAGATTACCAAGTGATTAACTTTCCGGTATTACATACGAGCTTTCCGTATTGTATGTTCCCTACCCTACGAAGCCAACCATGCAAATTCACGCCCTGCCTTGGGTCATTGTTCACAATCGCATTGAGAAAGGCAATTCGTGACACCTTCAGCTTATCGAACAAAGACCATTGACCTTGCTTGTATGAATTGATAGCAGTCAAGGTCATGTTACCCATGATGCCATCAGCTTTTGTTCCTACGATAGTCTGAATCTTTTGTACGGCTCTGCTTACTCCACTATTGTAAGCGAAGTCAACCAGTAAGTTAGCCACTGACTGACTGTTGATTTGGTCTGCCTTACATGCATCCCAATAATATTTCTTGAAAATGTGATGCCATTGTTCATCGGTTATCTTCTTCAAGTCCGATGCGGTCTTACTAGCACCATAAACTTTACGGAACGTCTCTAGAGTCACGCCTTTCATCGTTGCGCCTCCCCTATCACTCTTTTTGTTAGAATATCCACCCTCGAATGAGAGGATGAATGGCTTTAAAATACTTGAGTCTGCCATAGTCTATTTTTCATTTTCGCTTTTGTGTTCGCCACGTTCCCCTATTGTCTTGGTAATGCCAGCCGTGACGAACAAACTAGCCACACTACCAACAAATGCGCTTAACCCCATCAAATCGGTCTTGATCGTCCCATAAGTCACCACTTCCCACACTAAGATGAAGCATACAATTAAGAGCATCAAGAAACCTATCAAGGTCACGGACACTAAGAAGAATGCCTTGCTTGAATGTCCGCTATTAACTTGTATGAGTAATTTCAGATACTTTACCATATTTTAGTCCTCCCTGTCACGATATATCTCATTTTCTTCATTTTCAACCAACGTTTCTAAGGATTCTCGCTTTCTTGGTGGGGTTCTCAATGGGCATCCATCTTTGATGCATCTGTTCCATTGTGCCTCATGCAAGGCAAGCTTCAAATCGTTCTTCTCATCCCTAAGATTGCGTATCGTAATACGGTACTGATTGATTTCCTCATATAATTCATCAACTTTGCCGCCAAGATTAACAACCGATTCGTTGGAACGTTCATAGAGAGCCTTCCACTCATCGGCATACGATGAAATAGTCTTATTCTCTTCCTGTGATGCGAGTGCCGCCTCCTTTCGTTTTCTACTATTATAGTACAGCAACGTGGAGATAACTCCCGATGCGCAAAGAAGATTAATTCCCGTCTGTATTAATTGAATAGTTTCCGCTGTCATTTCCTTGTGTTTTTTGTTGCAAAGATAGCTATTTATATATAATAATGTGGAAATAGCCGAGTCAGAAAACTACACAATTAATTTTTGTGCAAATAATTAAATTTTTCCTTAAACTAAGTTATAACACATTAAAATATTTGCTCTGCCAATAAAATCTCATTATCTTTGCAAAAAACAGGTGAGACACACCACAAAAACTGAATAAAAATGAAAGTTATAGAACAAGACACAATAAACTTTATTAAGGCGCACATAAATGAACGACCAAGATACAAGTTGGCACAAAGAATGGGTGTCAGCGTGAAATTCTTGTATAAGATTCTACATGATTGCAATTGTAAAATCGAACATAAAAGACCTGTTCCGAAACCCAACAAGAAGCGTGATGAACAAATTGCAAAGCTTTACACCAACCATTCAGTCAAAGAGATTGCCGAGATTGTAGGGTGTCATCCTTCTACAGTAGGAAAGGCGGCAAAAAGACTAAAGCTTACTCATTCGAATGAAACTATCGAAAGACTTAAAAAGAATAGTTTGGCAAATTTAAAGAAAGCGTATGAGAAAGCAACAATAAGTAAAAGGGTAAAAAGCTGGCAAAGAACCATGCAGATGGAGAAATTCAGAGTTATATCCTGCATTCCGCAACAGACAAGATTCAAATTTGCGGATATGCCTATAAAAGCATATCATGCCAAGTACAATCTCATAACAAAGCATGGATATTTCGCTTTCGAAGGTGAGCCATACACCATAGGTTATGACCGGAATACTCATAGGATGAATGAAGAATACTATAAGAACAAATATGGATTTTCTTTTGAGGAGGATGAAGAATGCCAAGAAGATTAACAAAAGAACAGATAGACTATATTAAAGTCCACATCAATGACTACCCACGAAAGGAAGTAGCCAAGGCTGCTGGTGTTACACTACACACCTTATATAAATATATCACTATTTTAGGTGGCACCAAAATAGACAACAAGTTGAGTAAAGAAACCATCAGCCAAATTTCCGTCATGTACCAAACGATGACAGCAAGGGAAATTTCCGAAGTGTTGAATATTCCTCAATCTACAATATTAGGACAAGTCAGTAAGCTTGGTTTAAAACACAATGTAGAAACGATAAATAGAATTCGTAAAGAGCGAAACAAGTCTCTAAGAAACTATTGGAATAAAGAAAGATATGCAAGTAAAGGAAGAAAACTTCACATGCAATACAAAATGGATGAACTTAGAGTTATGTCGGGCAAACCACAAGAGACAAAGTTGAGGATAAGAAAACTCTCCCAAAAGGCTTTGAATGCTAAGATGTATTTGCGAAAGTCTTATAACTATTTCTACTCTAAGGGTGAGCCGTTCATTCTCTGCTATGACTCCGAGACAAAAAGACACCCCAAAGAGGAATACTATACTGGAAAGTTTGGTTTCAAATTTGTGTGTGTGCTTAATTTCCGTTTGCAGTTCCGTTTGCATTTTTCGTTTTCTGCAAACGGAATTTGCAAACAAGCCTTTGATTTTCATGCATCCGAAAGTATGACATTACCTCCTATCACCTTAACTGCTTGATTATTAGCGATTAAAAGAAAGTTTGATAGAGTTATTTAATCTTATCCTTATTATTCGTAACTTTGCAGCCGTAACGTTACATAGAGTTAGTTTAATTAAGGTTTAACACAAAAAGATTATTCTTATGGAGACATCAAAAACTTATGTTTTTAATCCAGAGGGTTCAGGTAACAATGGAGGAATGATGAGCTTGATAGCTCCTTTGCTCCAACAGAGAGGCGTTGATCCAAACGTTCTTCTTGCGATGAAGGGTAATAACGGATTCGGCAATGGCGATGGTTCTTGGTTCATTTGGCTGCTCTTTATCCTTTGCTTCTGTGGTTGGGGTGGTAATGGTTTCGGCTTTGGTGGTCGTGGCAATGGCGCAGGTCTTGCTAACGAAATCAACAATGACTATGGTCGTTCCTTGCTTATGGATGCAATCGGTGGCAATCGTAATGCACTCAGTAATCTCGCTACTCAGCTCAATTGTACTGAAGGACAGATTCAGCAAGCTATCTCTGCCTTGACAACCCAAGTCCAGAACGTGGGCAACCAAGTAGGCATGAGCGGAATGCAAACCATCAACGCTCTTCAGCAAGGTAATATGCAGATTGCATCACAACTCGCTGATTGCTGCTGCCGTGTAAATAACAATATTACGGCTATGGACGGAAACGTCAAGTTGGCTATGTGTCAGCAGACTGGCACTTTGCAGAATGCCATCAACAATGTAGCCGTAGGTCAGGAACGAGGCTTTTCTAGTGTTGCTTTCGAAACCAAGGGTCAGACATGCGACATCTTGAATGCTATCAAGGATAGCACTCAGACTGTAGTTAATGGTCAACGCCAAGCAGAACTCAGAGATATGCAGGACAAGATAGACCATCTTCGTGAAGAGAATGGAACTTATAAGTCTTCTGCCATGACTTCTCAGATTGTAGGTCAAGCTATCGCACCTGTCAACGCTATGTTGGCTGGCTTGCAAAAAGAGGTAGATGGTATCAAGTGCAAGCTTCCATCAACAGTTACGACAAGCTATAGTCCATTTACTGCTGTTCCAAATTGTGTTGCTTGGCAAACAGGCTTATATGGTCTGAATGGTGTCAACAATGCAAGCTTTTGGGGTTAATTAGGAAAGGAGGCTGCTATGTTATGGATGAGACCTTTTGCATGGGTTAATCGTAACGGCTCGGCAGCTATCGCATCTACAGGCGTGGTGGTGAACACCGAAAATGTTGTTTTCTCGTTCAGAAACCACGCCTTCGTGAATGCCAATTATAGGGGAACTATCTTTGTGAACCTAAATCAAGCCATTCCGACAGGTACGACAAATACGCTGCCAATCCTTTTCGAGACCAATGGCGTTACCCAAGCTGTAACTAAGTTCAACGGCAATCCTTTGACGGTAGCCGACATTGCAGGAACTGGAGTTTATCAGTTTTGGTTCGAGCGAGATACTAACACCCTTCAGCTAATGACGGGTATTGTTTAACAATTAACATTACAAAGCTATGTTTCAAGGACTTCGACCTAACAGCATATTCTATGTGCTTGACAAGGGTGAAAACCCAAGTCTTAAAATCGGACAGGTTGTATCGGTCAGCAACCCACAACCTAAGTTCCCGACATATACTCCTGGGCAATTCAACCCACAACCAATGGAGACTACCGTTGATGTTGTCGTAAAATTGCCTAATGAACAAATGGAGTTCAAACAGCTCCCATCCAACATGCAAATTGCAAACTCGGAGAACCTTGTGGTTTCTGAAAGTCGTGAAGCTATGGATGCGGAAGTTGAGGCTATGTATCGGCATTCTAAGGAGATTGTGGAAAGCGAACCATACCACAAAAAGGTTATGGAAGAGTGCGCAAAGATGCGTGCCGTATTGAATCCACAGATAGCCAAAGACAGACAACAGGAAGAAGACATCAATAACCTCAAAAGTGAGGTTAGCGGAATGAAGGGAACTTTGACCGATATTAAGTCTATGTTGTCAGTGGCTTTGGAAAAAGTTAATACAAAAAAGTAAATCATTATGGGATACATGATAGAAATTACCGAAAACAAGGTAAATGAAATGTCGGAACTTGTAGAGAAGATGCTTAAGTATGGTGGTAAACTCATGCACTGCATTGATGAAATGGGGGATGACAAGTATGGACGAATGGGTCACAGAAGCCCAATGCCGGATTACCGAGACAATTGGGATGACGATGAAGACCGCTATGGTGAAAGACATGGTGGTCGCAGAGGTGGCGGCTATCGCTATTAGTATTACACTGAGGTGGGGAGAAATCTCCACCTCCTTTAAAAACATTTATTATGAGAAGATACAAAATACCACTTGATGCATACGATATGAAGCCCGAAGGAATGATTGCATACCTTCGCTACAATGGATGGCACTTCAATAAAAAGATGTGTGATTGGGCTATCACCTTAATGCGCAAGACAAACGCAACAACTGGTAAGCTCGAAAAAGTTGAACCGACAGAAAAAGATACAGTCGAGGAACTTCTTAAAGTCAACAACGTAAAGTTGGAGAATGCCGACAATTACGATTTCGTTTATGTCGCAAACATGGCTAGAGCCGATTTCTTTAAGTCTTCTTTAAAAGACGAAGCTGCTTTGGCTCAATTCATTAAGGATATGGTGGATGACCCAGACCAAGCGGACGGATTTATTTTCAATAGATTTTATGCCGATTGCAACCATAATGGTATCGGCATTCCATGGGATGATGTATTATGATTAAACAAGAAATTTACTTGGAGAAATACGATTGGAATGTGATTGTATGTCATGTAGCTAATCAAGAAGATGTTGACGAAGCTATGGACTTACTAAGTTCCATTGATTGTAAGGGGCAACCATTATTGGATGCATACGACCACATTTCAACCGATTCTTCAAACAAAGGATTGACATACACAAATGTTTCAAAGAAAACAAGTGTTGTGCTCATTTGCAAATCTACTTCTGAAGGTGAGTATATAAATAGTCTCACACATGAAATGTTTCATGTAGTAGCACATATATGCAACCATCTGGGAATAGATATGCAAGGCGAAGAACCATGCTATCTTATGGGATGGCTCTGTCAGTCGATATTATAGAAGATTTCCTTATAAGTTTAACTTGGTGGGCAGACCTTGGATTTTTCCATCTGCCCTCCTATAAAATTACAAGAATATGAGTTGTTCGAAAATCAAAAATTACCTTTATGAACGTTTTAATGAGGATTTTAACGTTCTATCTGAGAATGAAAATCGAGTTATCATTACATTTGATGATAATGACTTGTCGGTACTCGTAAACAAGATGGAGAATAAATTATTCATTCTCGTTCCGCTAACTAATATGCATTCGTTTGAACATCATCCGGATTGGATCTTGGTAGATGGCGAACGCATCAATAGCAACCTATTTTGGAAGGAATGCGGCAACCAAGTGATAGAATATCAAGGTGATGCCCCTATAGCTATCAAGCAAGACACCATAGAGAGAATTGTTAATGATTTCATTAAAAACAGATAACGATTCAAAATTTGCATTAATTTATTTGCAAGAATATCCATTTTGTCGTATCTTTGCATTGTTAAAGAGGTGAGACACACCAAAACAACTGTGTTTTATAAACTTCATTTTTTAGGTAATGACATTAATATAAAGGATAAGCAAAATATGATAGAAAAAGGATATTTAATCAAGAAAAAAGTACTATTCATTGATTTAGACGATACTATAATCAAGACTATTTCAGGAAACACCTTTCCTACAGATGTAACAGATTTCAAAATACGTAAAGAGGTTTTGGATAAGATAGTAGAAGCGTTCCCTACCCTATACTATGTAGAAATAGTTTCAAACCAAGGTGGCATACCTCAATTCGTTGACGAACAGGAATTTATCGGAAAGATTAAGGCTATAGAAAGCTTTATGCAAAAATATCTTCGCCATCATACCGGACGCAACATCTTTGTCAACTCCATGTATTGCCCATCAAATGCAGAGATTTGCATGAGAAAGCCAAATACAGGAATGCTTGAGTCGTATTCTTCTTGGAAAAAGAGTGAGCTGATTATGATAGGTGATGCCAGTGGAAAAGAAGGTGACTTCTCGGACTCCGACAAACAATGCGCAGAGAATTTTGGAATTGAGTACATTGATGTAGAAGACTTCTTGAAAATATGAAAACAATAAAAAAGAGAGGCAATCACTTACCTCTCTTACTCAACTTGTAAGGAATACTTACATGTTATGATTTTCTCTTTTTCTTAATATAGTGCAGAATATCCCATTTCTTCCAATATCGGCTGTGTCCTCTTTTCTTGCACTCACCATTCGGAATATCACCCCTAGCAACCATACGATTTAGTGTAGCGTCAGAAACATGAAGTTTCTCCTTGACCTCCTCTGTAGATAGCATCGGATTAAGCATATCTGGTATGATGTCGCACAATCTATCCAAATCATCGTCACTCATTCCGCAAGCGGTGATGACCTCACCATTACGCTGCTGCTCGTCAGCCTTAAAGCAAGCATCACTCAGCGACTTTAAAGCCGTGCCGAGTATCTTATAACTCAGTATCTTTCCCATATTACCTTTATTTTTGTGATTATTTCTCAGAAATCGCCTTTATGCGCAGATTTTTCGTCCTAACCTAGTTCCGTTGATGAATAAATCAGCAAAGGAGTACAAATAGATGATAGCCGTCATTACCATAAGAGAGTAGTGGCTCATTATCATTGCATTAGTCGTAAAGATGCTGTTATGCACGATATGTATTGCATTAACTCCGAAGTAATAAAAGAACGGAATGCGATACCTCCAACACAAGTAAAAGAATCTGCTCGCAAGGATTATCACCATTGGAAACACGTAAACCATAAAGTATATGAATAGGTAGCATGGCTCATTGCCAGGCAATCTAATCAGCATCTCTCTTGGGTGTAGACTAAAGCTTATCATGCCGTAGCTATGCACTAGCATGATGGCTATCGGCATCCACTTGCAGAACCATCTAAAGAACTTCAATATCCTTCTGGAATATCTGTTACCATGTCTCATCAGCAAGTCCATCACCTCGCTGATGTCCTTGTCTTGCAACCACCTTAATAGGTTGCCTTCGTCTTCTTTGTTCATAATTCCTTGATTTTTAGGTTGATTCAAAATTAAATGATGGTGCAAAGATACACTTTTCTGCAATAGGATATTCGTTTTGTATGACTTTTTAGAGTTAAACTTTGCTAAAGTAACAATTTGAAAGTTCTGTTACCGATTTTTTGTTACCAAAATAGCATAAAATGGTAACAAAAACATTGTGCTCTCAGATTATTTTCGTATCTTTGCGGCAGAAATTAAAACATTAAGCTTATGGAGATTAAGAAATATGATACATATAGAGGAGTGTTCGTAGATGAAATCGGAACTAGAGGAGACGTTATGGTAGTACTTACAGATACCAAGAACGTAGAAGAACCATCAAAAGAAGATTCCGAAAAATACGAAAGCTTCAAAAAATTAGAACGTGGCGAAATGATAGGTATCATAACCTATTTTCCGTATGGAGCTAATATTGCTTCTGATATAGAGCTTATTAGTGTAGACAAGTTTAAGGAAGCTATCTCCATTGAGGGGTGTGAATTTATTGGTAATAGTGTGCATGATATTCCTTGGGAATGCAAGGATTTAGCTATAAATGAACCAAAACCATTAGAATTATGAAGATACCATTTAAAGACAGAAATCAAATGACGATGAAGGAGAAAGTAGCCAATCCTTTGTCAGTTAAGGAAGCTTTAGAGCTTAGCGAGGAGATACGAAAAAGTATCATTCAAGCTTCTAATAGCAATGTTGCTTACAAATGCTACGAAAATCAAATGGGATACCTAGTAGGTGGCAGTAGATTACCATCTACTCCTGGAGAGATGGAGTTGGAACACAAGTGTAATCCATATCCTAATGACAGAATTGTAAAGGTTGGCGATACTTTCATGCCTTATGCACTCGCACGTTTGGTAATGATACAGAAACAAGGCGGTTACCATGAGTAACCGCCTTGTCTGTTCTTATCCTTCGAGCAAATCAACTATCTGACCATAGCCGCCTACCGCCATCACAGGGCAGAGTATCTTCTTGATAAGGATAATGTCCTCGGCTTCGATTTCTACGTTCTCGGCATCCTTGCCTATCTTGCAAGCTACCCGATAAGCACGAAGCTTGTCTTCACCCGATAGCTGCATACTCTGATTGTCTATCACTTCGAAGAGCACCTTACCCACAATATCGCCAATAATCTGAGGCATGTAGGTTTCCTCTCCGTTCTCGTTCTTTACTGGTGTTACTATCACCTCGCCCTTCCAATTCGTAAAAGGCACATTGAAATTCTTTTTCATATTTCTTTTTGTTTTTATAATTATACTGACGCTTCTCTAAACCAATTTACGTTCCAATTACTACCATCATATATTAATTCTGTTGTCTGATTGTATGCACCAGAAGTGAAGCTAGTTTTACCATCTGCTCCTTTCCAAAACAGATTGTTAATTGATGATTTAATAGTAAAGTTATCACCAGCTTGTATAAACTTGTAATATTGACCTCTCTGAGGATTCGATGGAAGTGTAAGAGTTATGCCTTTGGTTACTATAACGAAGCAATCCATCTCAGACAATGTAATACTCTTACTGACTTTTCTCGTCACAGGACGTAATCCGGCATACATACCTTTAGATGCACATATTGCAAAATTTCCAGATGGTTCTCCTCTGAGATTACTTTGTTCGCTTGTTCCACCTTCAGCATGCAACAACAAACATACCTTAGAATCGGTTGGTCTACTCTCTCTGTCATCTATCCATATATCAGATATTAGATTACTAATACCATAAGTAGGAGCGGAATGTATTGTATTACCCATCCATATCATTCTATCATTAGTTGTATGGTCTGTTGAGTGTGTGAAATATATAAGATTCTCGGACAATCGCATTGGCTTGTGCGTGGTGTTATAACCATCGTTATATTCGAATATTCCATCATCTGTCAACGAGAACTTTCCTATTCTACCCATTAACGCATAGATTGCTCCTTCTTGTGTTACATGGAATGGAGCGTTTTTTGCATTGTTTGCGCCAATAAAAAGAGGTGCATAGGTATTATCGTCTACCTTACAAGCAGCCATATTCTCTGTATTACCGAAATATCCAACTTTAGTAGTTCCATCCTCAGACTTCGCCCAAAGATGCTTTACCTCAATAGCATCTGCATCAATAAGGTTAGCATTGAGCTTCCCATTGACGAACATACCTGCCTCTACGTATTCGGAACTTTCGTCTTTTCGTGTCAGCACTTGTACCTTATCGCCATAGAGCTTTACTTGATTTGTGGTGATTTCGATACCAGCCTTCTTCAGCGATGCCTTATCCACCAAATCGGTCTTGCGTTCGGTGAACTCGGTCATGGTTGCGCCTACCTCCAACTTAGGCTGACAGATGTATATATCATTACCGCTCTTGCATCTGATAAGCAGCTTCTCGGGAAGAGGATGCCCTGTTGATACCTTCATGCGATAATGTACCCAGTATCGTCTCCACTCGTTTGTGAGGTCGAACTCCATGAATCCATCGTTTGATACATCGTTATGCTTGCCGTTTGAGCCTTCGATAAAGAAGCTAGGAGTGCCGTCCTTCCACAAGTGAGCAGTTACCACACCAGTACCCTTAGCGAGGAATGAGAACATGTAATCCTGTCCGTCATTGATACAGCTTGCTACGTTCCATTGGAGCATATTGATGTGGTTGGTAGTCGTGTTGTTGGAGTGAGCAACGGCATAGGCATATTCGTAGCCTTCATTGATGATGTCGCTCCCTTCCTCTTCAAGATTACCGCTCTTCTCCAGAGACCTTGTGTTGTCGAGCAGATTGCCTCCCACGTAGTCGTAGTCCTCTTCTGATAGCGTCCAACCTCCGTAGGTATCTCCCTCTTCCATCATCGGCTTGCAGATGTAAGCGTGACATGTAGGGTATTCGGACTCACCATTCGCACCAGTTACCTGCGGAACGTTCTTATTGTTGCTCCAGATGTTCACGGCAAGATATGGTGTTACCTGACTTGCGTATGAAGATGTATCTGTAGTATCAACAATAAAATCTATCCTCTTCCATTCGTTCACGTTGTCAACATGATATTCCTTTCTTACCGCATCTTCACCTCTGTTCTGTTGATTGATGCTGTTCATAAAGAAGCATTCGATAACAAACGGCAAATCCTTGTTATCGCTCCTAATCCAGCAAGATATAACGTACTTCTTACCCTTGACGATAGGAATGTTTGTAACAACACCATTCTTCTGAGTGCTATCCCAAAAAGCACCGATGTAGTTGCCATCACCATCTCCCGAATACTTATCCGAGCTGTGAATGCAGTTCACACCATCAACGCCTGTATTCTTCTCGATGCGAGCCAACGAATGGATAAACACGCTATCTTGGTTGCGGAATGCGCTATTCACAAGCATGTTGCGTCTGCCCGATGTCTTGGAATATACCTCCAGCTTAATTTGGTTTGGCATCTGGGCGATAGTTGACTCAACTTTCCGCATATCACTCTGATTAGCCTTATTATCAAGTTCTTTTGATACTTCTGTATATTTGTTACTAACCTCTGTGTACTTACTAATGTACTTCTTATTATCCTGTATGAGGGTGTGAGCAAACGTATTCACGTTTACCGCAAAAGAGAGATAAGCGTTGTATGTAACGTCATTTACCTTAATAGGTACATTAATACCACCAGAAGATGCAGGAACGAATGCTTGAGGTTTTGTGTCTTCAATCTTAGTAGAGGAAATGTCGTAAATCTTCACTATAGGCTTTAACAGACTGCTGTTTTCCTCAACCATAAATGTTGCATTGCAGTTATCTCCTGGCTGCTTTCCACCAACATTAGGAAAATCCCAATCAGTCAGGTATGTAAGTTGTTTGTTACCACGAAACACCTTGATATCGGCACTCTTTTCGGCTTGTTTAAGATTTCCATTTTCGTCTGCATCGAATACAAGTTCTGCTGGCGAGAACACGATGTTGATAGCGTCCTTGCCGTCATCACCTTTTTCGCCAGGGTCTCCCTTAGCACCCTGTATCTCACCGAAGTCTACCCATTCGTTAGAATTAGCCACATAGAGGTGTCCATTAACATTATAACCATCACCAAACTCAGCATGCTCAACAACTAGGCTCTCATACTCGTAACGGCATACATAAGGTGGTAGTTCAGATGTAGGATTACTTCTATCATCTACATTGACAACATAGACATCATAATCCATTCCACTTTCATATGATGGTACGGAAGACATATTATTAAAAAATCCGTCAGCCATACCCTTAGGAGTGAAGGAAGTTCCGTTAGTTCCGTCCTTGCCCTTGTAAGATACGCTGTACGTCTCGGTCTTTGTTGTATCACTATATACGACAACAGTCTTAGTCCAAAGGTAAGGTTTAGCATCAGTCTGTTTTACATCCGTGATGCTATCTTTCCAATCTTGCGGTATCACAGTCGGACTATCCGATACCTGATAATACACCTTATTGGAGAGGATGGTAACGCTTGTACCATCCTTTCCATCCTTCGGTTTTCTTCCGATTCCTAAGCTTGCTGATAAGTGAATACTTTTATCACCCATACCCTTTTCCTCCCCATTGATTAAATGTTAGACAAATAAGATTCCATCACATCGCTAGCCACGCTCTTGGCTTTCGTGCGCCATTCCTGCATGGCATTATACTCTGCTTCATGTTCCTCGTCATCGGCATCAAGTTTCTTGCCATCCGCAATTTTAGCAAGATTAGCGAAATGGTTATTGATGATAGCTTGCATCTTGTCGCTAGGGTAGGCAGCAGACACAATCGCATCAATAACCTTGCCACGCTCCAATGGCTGCTCTACACGGACAACATAAGCCGAGAACGCAGTACGCTTTGCCTCCTCATTATCCGTTCCACTAGGCAATTCTGTAACATCAACATCAAAGTTGATACGGATATTCTTACCCTCACGCTCCAATGTCTTAGGAGCGTTATCAAAAATAGACTTTACCAATTCCATAATAATTTCATTAAATGAGTTATACAATATTAAAAACCAATCTCTGGAGTCCAATCTGGACGGACTATCCTGTAATCGGGATTTCCTACGCCTGTCATGTTCCAATTAATAAATTTCCAACCCTTCAGAGGAATATGCTTATTCTCTACGAACCATTGCAGTTGCTTTTCGAGATATGAGTTATTGGAGCGCATCTTGTATGTAACACCGCCACATTGTACCTGTATGAGGTTAGCTAAACCTTTCTTTCCGTATTGTGACTTAACGCCAAACTCTACATCTAACACCGTCATTGGCTGATTGAGTATCATGCCAATATTACCCTTGCGTCCTTGGAAGATACGCTTACCATCGGCATCACGTTCCTCAAAGGTAGGCATCTTGAAATCATCAAAACTATCCATTTTTGTTGTCTGTCTCCACAGATTAAAACCATCGCAATGCATCAACCAACCTTTGTAGCTCATAGCCACTCTGTATTTTCTCATAGGGTCTCTTAGGTTGTGCATCTTCTTCTTGAATTTCTCCTTCATGCGTTTTCTTAATTCAGTATGGTTGAAATAGAAGCGATAACCGACATAATCTAGGAAATGCGTATCATCAATTATCTGCATTCCGATATTGCTATGCAACTCCTGGTGCATCACATTATGTGCGTATTGCTTGATGAAGTTCACGGCTTTCCAAACTTCCTTCTTGTTCTTACCAAGGATAACTATATCATCACAATATATCTCAACCTTAACATCGAACTTGGCACTTACGATTCTACACAAGATGCTCATAAAGAAGTTGGTGAGTGTCTGAATAGGATATAGACCGATTCCCAAACCTTGCGGCAGTGCAAAGATAACTTCATGCAGCAGTCTTCTTATTCCCTTATCAGTAAAGAACGCACATAACGCATCATAGATAACGAACTGGTCTACGTTATGATAGAACTTGATGAAATCAAGTTTGATGAAGTATATTCTACCACACCATTTGTTTTCGTCTATCCAACGTTCCGTCCTTCGCTTGGCGTATATCATTCCACGACCCTTGACACTAGCACCGCTCTCTATATAGAGAAACCTTACAAGATGTGGCATCAGAACTTGCATCAATCCATGCTGCTCAACATGGTCAGGATAATATGGAAGGATAAGCAATCGTCGCACCTTACCGCAAGGACAGAGCTTTGAGCATTCATGCCCTTTGCTCGTATGAAAAGTTCCATCATTGAGACTTTTCTGTAACATCAGAAGGTTGTTATTGTAATCTTTATCAAATTCAACGACACCCTTCTTGCCTTCCTTACCCTTGCGTGACCTTCTCACGGCAATATTGAGGTTAGTCGTGTTGCTGACGAGATTCACACTTACCTTTCTATTCTTCTTTCTGAGCCTTGCCTTGCGCTTATACGCTAGCTCATGTGTGTCCGTCATCTCTTTATGCTTCAACCAATATTTCA